GCCGGATTCGTCGGGGGAGACGGCGAAGCTGATAACGGTGTTGGTGTCAATTGAGTCGAAGTAGACGTTGCCGCCCGCCTTGTCATTGAACGAGATGTCCTCGCTCTCGGTGTAGTCAGTAGAGGCGGCTACGTTGGAGTGAGATTCGAGTTGGCGACCCATCGCGGATTCTCCTGAAAGGAAAGGGGAAGTGGTAGAGGGGTTGAGTCTACTAGAAGATTGCATCCGGCGTCAACTCTTCCAAATCTGGTAGGCCCATATCAGGAAGGACTGTATCGTCATCGCTATAGAAGTGCCCGCTAATAGACTCTTCGCAGGCATAAGAGAGGATGTCGATCTGGTCGTCGCGTTCCAGGGGGTTGCCGGTCCAAGTGAAGATTTCCGTTTCAAAGTCCTCAAGCCACGGAGCATCTTCGGGGAACCAAATCTTCCCGGCTTCCATGCGGAGGATAGCGGGGATGGCACGCTGTAATTTCTCCATCGACCGCGGGCTGTAGGCTTTCATCGGTAGCCCGGCTCGGTCGAACATTTGGTAGAGGTGAGAAGAGGCGGTCGTCACTTCCATGCCGATAAAAGACGGCATATGTGACTTCCACACCTTCTTAGTCATCGAATAGATTTCATGGAGGTCCCATTCCCCAACGCGGACATCGAGGATGACAAGGTCGCCAGTGGGGAAGAGGTAGAACGTGCCGATGGCGGTTCGAGAGGGCATCCCGCGGTAGATGATCTGACCAGCGGGGGCGGACCGGAGAGACGCGGCAGGGTCGATGACCGTGAACTTGGTCGGGACCATCTTGCCGCGTTTGATGTTGAACGCTCGGCCTTTCCGTTCTTCTCCAAGGATGAGAACTTCAGGACCGTTCCAAGAGTAGCGTCGGACCCAGGTCTTTTTGAACCGGCCGTCGGAGGTGACGGACCAGTCGCCGTGGAGGAGTTGTTCGCGGGTGACCGGGTCGAGTTCTTTGAGTTGCTTGCGATAGGCGGCTTGGTTGAGAAAGGGGTTGTCGGTGAGCAGGGCGGGGATGAAGGGGCGAGTCCGGGCGTGGCCGATAAACATAACGTGGCCTGAGTCCCAGCGGCGGATGGTCGGCGGTTTGGTGGAGTTGTCCACGGCAGGACGGATTTTGAAACGCTTCTTCACCCAGAGGTGACCGATGCCCCCGGGGTTGGCAGCGGCACGCATACGGAGAGGTACGCGGTCCAGGCAGGAGAATTCCTGACAGGACTTGCATTTGGGGTCGGTAGGGAGTGGGGAGAGTTCGCCGTTGATGACTCGACCGCCATGCTTGGGGCATTGAGATTTGCGGAGACGGGAGAGGAGGTAAAGGTAGTCCTCTTCCATGAATTGGGTAAGTTCGTCAAAGGCGATGTACTGGTACTCCGCACCCTGATAGTTGTAACGGTCGAGCCAGTCGGACATATATCCGAATTGGATTACGGCACCGGAGGGGAAGATGAATTTGTTGTTGGCTCGCCGGACCACTTTGGCGGCAACGAAGTCGGACATCCACTCTTCCATGCGGTTGAGGATGGCCCCTTCCTGATTCGCGTCGGCCAGTGTCTTACGGAAGATAATAGCGGAGTATTTAGGGACATCGACGTATTCGAGTGCCCCCATCAACAGGGCGTCGGATTTGCCCCCTCCTGCGGCACCGCCATAAAAGGCCTCAACGTGAGGCAGGATTCGGAAGGCCCGTTGCTTGGGAGATGGCTCATGCGGGATGAACGGGTTGGGCTTGAAGGTCAGAGTATTCTTCAAGCCCTCATTGTGACGGATAGCCGCTTCCAGGGCTTCGAGTGCGGCTTTACGCTCCGGGCTGAGCTTGGTTTCCATTGTTCATTGCCAACTGGTTGAGTTCGGCCTCTTCCCGCTTGGCGTCGGCTTCGTGATCGACAGGCGGAAGATCGGGGAGTTTACTCTTCGGCGGGTCAACGAAGTCGATGACTGCCTGCCGGATAGTTGCCAAGTTGCCACGGGCCGGGAGGTCTGTCAACCCGATCTTGCGGGCATAGTCCGTCAACTCGGACTTGTTCATTTGGTCGAGCGGCTTTACCGGGGGCGGTAATGGAGCTTGCTCGCCGGTTGGGGTGAGAGACGAGACGTCACCTGATTTGACGTTATCGACAGCAGCGGGTTCATCGGCCCCTGAGTCTTTCAAGGCGTCACTCATACCTCCACCTGCGGTCCCGGGGTACTCGGCTTCCTCTGTCTCGGGCGGGAGGAAGTCCACGTTAGGGACGGCAACCCGAGTCTTGCGGCGGGCCGACGCAGGGAGTTCGTTGGCGTTGATGTAGTCCTTTTCCGCCACGGGTTCCCCATCTTCGTTGATGGGAGTGTACGAGTAGGCACCGTTCCCTTCCGGCGTATCGTAGTTGGTCGGGGGAAGTTCGACGGGCAGTTGTTCACGGTCGGGAGTGCCGGGTTGGAAACGGCATTCGGTCATCACCGAGGAAGTACACATCGGGCAGTTAACCATCGAGTACCGGCGACGGAAACCGCATTGCAGGCAGCGGCGACCGACGCCAAGCTGTTCGGCCCGCGTGTAGAACGTGGCAAGGGGTTCGCCTGGGTTCCGTTTGATGAGTGGCGGACCCGATTTTTCTTTCGGCACGCGACCGACAAGGTCGGAGCCTACGGCGTGGCCCTGCAAGTCGCGGGGGTCGGTAATGATGATTGTATTGCTCACGGCGGGAGTCTCCTGAAAGAAAAACGGTTAGTGGTTGCGGACCTTGGAAACGAGAATCAATGTTAGCAGCACCAGACCGAGGAGTCCAATGCCCCCGAGTACGGCAATGCCAACGCATATGAGGTCTAACATAGGTCACCAGAATTTTTTGAATATGGCTAAGTTACGTTCGTTCCACTCTCGGATAAACTCCTCACGTTCCTCTGGCGTTAGATGGGTGACGAGAGCCAAGTCAGCTTCAAGGCTGTTGTAAACCTTGTTGAGCCGAGTCTGGATGTGGACCGAGTTGACAGAGTGAAACGTGAGCCAGCTAGCCCATGAACCGAACGGGCGTTGGGTCGGTTCGCAGGAGACAAACTCTTGGAAGCAGAGGTCGGGAGTTGAGGGTGTGAGCATGGGGGTTATTCCGTTTCGACTTCGATGGGGTTGTCTGTAACGATGGCGTGGATGCCCCAGGTGAGTTCCTGCGGGTTCATGCCACACTTGAGGATTTTTATCCCCTTGCCCTTTCCGTAGTGAGAGCAAAAGTTGCCGAACCGGGCGAGGAGGAAAGCGACGTTGCGAGTCGCGTGTCCGGGTTCGATTGGGACGGTCTCGTTGAATTCCATCGGTCTATTCCTGTTTGGGTGTGGGGATGTCTTTGTAAGGGATGTTGCGTTCGGGGGCGTAGCCGTCTTTGGTCTCGTCCTCTTCATCGTCCTCGTCTTCTTCGAGGTCCACGATCTGGCCGTTCACTACCTTGCCAGCCCCGGTAATGGAGACGCCAGCGGGGCCGAGAGAAACGATTCCAAGTTGGGCCAGGATGTCGAGGGCTTGGGCTAGTTCCTGGGTGTTGACTTCGACGGGTGGTTCGGAGTCTGAGGTGTTGTGGGAGTCAATACTGAGGGAGATGGGGTCTAACTCTTCAGCACCGCCCATCGCGAGCGTTTCGGTCCAGCCCGGTTCACCGCGGCGAGTCTTACCGGGTCCATGAGTCAACCAGAACTTCGGGTCTTCATTTTTTACTTTGAGTTCGACCTGCAATCGGGCAGTCGCCTGAGCCCTCATCAAATCAGTGTAGAACTCTCGATATATGCTCCCTCTATTACGCTCCGCATCCAGCCGCCCCCTAGCCAGCCACTTATTGAAGGTGACCACACTCACCCCGGCAGCCTGTGCGGATACCCAACCGAACGCTCCCGCAGCTACGAAACGCATGATCTGGTCATAGACGTCCCGCTGCGAATTCATCAGGTCGAATAGCCGCACGCTCCCCCTTCGACGGCGGGGAATCGCCAACTTGAAACCACCTCTCTTCGTTTCAAATTGTTCAGATTCCTCAGTCACATTCGAGGAGTCATTGCTACCGTTTTCAACAGACATGGCTAGGGGAGTTTCCTGAAAGAAAAACCGGAATGATGCTCCTACACTAACCCGCTCGGCCGGTTCAGGTCAAGATAGCGACTGATCGCGGCATCCCCTTTTGAGGTACGTGCCCACGTCTTCAACAATCCCCGTTCTTCCAGTGACTTAAGGACCATCCAGTCCTTAGCCGGTGCGTCTCCCCGGAGGATTTCGAACTCTTCCTGCGTCAGCTTTAACTGCGAGTCCAGCCACCCCACCTGACCCATCCCAGTCGGTTCGAGGTTTACTCCTGGCGGGATTCTGAAGTCCATATACGAGGCCAGTCGGGACTTCTGTGAGGACAATTTCGTCGATTATGTTCCTCGTCATGGGAGTGATTGGGTTAGGGGGTAGGATTTTGGAAAGTATTATCGGTAGAATCGGGCGATGCGAAACCTCTACCGACAACGTGGAACGAACGACTGTGCGATAGCCGCGATGGCTACCTTTTTCCAGGCAGAATACTCTACGGTAATGGAGACGTTCCTGAGAGTGAACAGGAGGACGTCAATCCGCGGAGGAAGCTACCCAGAAGAGATTTGGGCAACGTGTAAAGAGTTGGGGAGTGGGAGGTTGTGGTGGGGCAAGTCTGGTTTACGAGTCTGCGACTGGCCCCTCGATCGGAATGGAATCGTGGTGATTGGCGGCTGCATTTACAGAGGCCGACACGATCCTGATTTTCACTGTCTGTCGATCAAAGATGGGGAGGTCGGTGACCCGTTAGATACCGACTTTGCTCCCCCGCATCTTTGTCTATGTCGGGAGTATGTTATTCAGTGGTCGATCTGCTACCGACCGTGAACGGCAAGCGAACCCTTGGCTTTCGCGGCCTTCTTCTTCTTCGTTCCCTTCTTGGCGGACTTCTTGGCCTTCGCGGCGGCTTTCTTTTTAGCCATATGTAGGCTCCTTTAAAAAGTGGTGTGGAGAAAGAACACTCTAACTCCAATTCAGACTTGATTATGGATTTGGAGGAGGAGAGAGTCAACTACTCTTTCTTCGTTTTTCCGAATCCTCCGTGTTGAGAACGAACGGTCGCCCACTGTGAAAGGTAGACGTAGTTCGGACCCTTGTACAGCTTCAACCAATCCCGATGCTGTTCACCTCCATATACAACGACGTTCTCGGGTTTGAGTTCTTTGATCTGGCGATTGATGGACTCCATCCAGATTGCCCGTTGCTTGTCGCCTTCTTCTCCGGGTGAGAAACCGGCCCGGCATTCGAAGGCGATAACGGGGCACTTCTTTGGGATACCCATTATCTCGAATTCGGTCTTGGTAATGTCGCCTACAGTGACAAGGCCGGGGATGATCGGGATACCCGCCTCCTGCCAGTACCGGCCGACGTAGCGTTGTCGGTAGATGTTGTAGAGGCGATGAATCCAAGGCCAATTCCAATAGGTTGAGAAGTCGGGAGTAACTACCCCGCCCCAACCTTGCCCAAGTAGACGGGCGGTGAACTCGGGGACCGCGTTCCAACATGATTCGAAGCGGTCGTCTTCGGTATAGAAGAGGAGGACCCCGCCTTTGCATTCAGGAGGGTTGTTAGGACCCCCGATTCGATTGGAACCGTAGACGAAGGCCATCGTTTCATTGGAGACGATGTCTTTGCCGTACGCCCAAACGTCGGTCGGGACGACCGTGGAGAGGTGTTTGGTGAGGAGGTTGGGGCAGCCAAGATCGTTGCTGTCCGGGTAGGTTGGATAGGCTTCGAGTGAGGCGACGATGCGTTCCCGCTTGATTAATTCCTGCCGTTCCGGGGTTTGGTTCTCGGCAGCGTGCGGGTTCAATTCCTCTTGGGGAAAGAGTTCCGGGGAGTATTCACCCGCGGAGATTTGGTTTGCTAGGGTCGATAGGTCGTGGGTGATGGCTGCGATGGATTGGGCCGACGTCTCGTCGATTTCAGTCTGACAGCGTTCGAGGTCGCCTTGAACCAGTTTGTTGAGGGCGTCGAGGGCTGTCGCGTCAGTCTCGGCCATCGCGGAGAGCGGGTCGAGCGTTTGCAGGATGCGATGCTCTTGCTCGGGGGTGAAGTCGCCTACGAGGACGGGGACGATCTGGTTGGGGTCTAGCTTGATGCGACCGTGGCCGTCGATTAAACGATTGGTTCGCGTATTAAACAGGCAGGCACCCGCCCAACCGTTTTCACGGATGGAGACCTGAAGATGTTCCAATTGGCGTTTAGGATGCTTCCGCCAGTTGTTGGGATTGGCGTGGAGTTCGCCAGCCTTGGCGTAATAGAGTCCGGTAATGCCTTTAAAGCCGGGAGGAGGATCGGCAAGGAAATTCGGAACTCGGGATGGTTCATCCGATGGAACCGATGCTGCTTTCTTCTTGGCCATTGAACTTTTTAATGCTGCCGACGAAGTATTCCACTTCGCCGTTGGGAGTTTGAACGGGGTATGCTCGGGCTACGACGATATACTCTGAGTTGGATTGGCGGCGATTCTTGACTGTGTATTCGCACTCGTAGGGGAGTCCGTTTCGGACTGCGTACATCCATTGTTCATGGACTCTTTCCCGGTCATCTGGACACACGGCGTCGAGCCAACCGAATCCAAGCAGTCCACTACGGTCGATTCCAAACAGGTCGGCGAGGTTTTCGTTTCCATCCTTGAGCCGTCCATCTTTGCTACAGACAAATATGGACAGTCCCAGAGTTGACTCAATGAGGAGACGCCTGATTTCTGCGACCGCGATGCTTTCTGCGAGACGTTTAATTTTGGGTCCGGGGTGTTCGCCAAGTGTATTATGTAGGCAACTAATGAGGCGAACAGCAAAACGAACCCTGGAATAACCCACAAGTGTCCAGACCAAAACTGTCCCAACAAAAACTCCGATTGTGGCCAACAAACCCCAAGCAAGAGTGATAGTCTCAAGAGTGTTTCGCCATTCCACACGTTGCTCTTTCCTTTAGGTCAGATGGGGATTCCTGAAAGAAAACACCCACCTCCCGCCGTCTGACAAGCAAGGAGGTGGGTGCCCTGCAACGGGCGTACTCGGGATCAAACCAGCGGCTAGTAGTTGCGTTGTTGCTGCCGCAATTGCTGGTTGAAGTTCATCGGCTGATAGTAGCAGCCCGCGTTGAGTTGCTGCTGTTGAAGCTGCTGGAGCTTCTGTTGCTGCCGAAGTTGCTGTTGGAGTTCGCGGTAGTCGCGACGGTCTTGGACGCGGCCCCGCACGCCGAGAAAGCCGTTACCGTGCCCGGCGTTCAGCGGGAGACAGAGGACCAGAGGACAGGCGGCGACGAGCAGCAATACTAGGTAGCGAAGCAACCGGTTGGGAGTGAGGATGAATTCAACCATGTGAACAACCTTTCAACACAAAGAGACAGGAGACAGTAATGAGGAATCCAAAACAGAGAGCGTGAGATTGGCTCACTTGAGCATACTACGTAGCAGCAAGCCGAGTTTTCCGAGGGGTGGTTCCGGACTGACCGGGGGAGGTGTCGGGAGAGCAGGAACTGGTTCGGGTGGCAATGGCTGCTGCTGCGGTTGCTGCTGGAGCTTTTTCAGAATCTTCTCGGTTAGTCGAGCTTCGAGAGCTTGTTCTTCGAGGGCCGCTCCGACTCGGTATTGGATTGCGTTGAGTTGGAGTTGACCAAGGTTGTTACCGTAGGCGTCAAGCTGGTTGAGTTGTTGGTTGCCGTAGGCGTTCAACTGCTGCTGTTGAAGCTGACCGTGGCATTGCTTTTGTTGAAGCTGCTGGAGTTGTTTGCGGTTGGCGGCTTCGCAGGTCTTGAGGATGCCAAGGACGACAACCAGTAAGAGCAGCGTGATGTTACAAAGGCGACCGAAGCTCATTTGGACAACTCCTTCCACTTGGCGAGGATAATTTGGACCGTGCCGAAGCTCTCGGTCCATTTGCTACGTGAGATTGTATTGTCCTCCGACACGGCAAGCAATACAAGGTTACCGGTGAGAACGCCCTTGCGGGAAGCGTCGGCTAAGGCCAATTGGAGAGTGAGTTGGTCAGTGTAGATTTCTCGGGCAGCGTCTTTGATGTTGAGGGGTGAGTCGTAGAGGTGGATTAGGGAGCGGAAGTTGGCTGCATTCTTTGCCGGAGTGAGTCCATTACAGAGTCGTAATGCAGTAGCGTAGTCCTCGTTGATACGGAGGACAAGTTTGTTGAGGGGAGCGAAGTAGCGGTCGATTTCGCGGGCATCTTCTTTTTTGGAGGCAGAGAGTCGGCCACCCGAGAGGATGTACCCACGGTACCTATCAGAGGTGAAGTCGCGGAGACCATTCTCATGGCAGTAGATGCAAGAGAGGGTGTTGATGATTTCGGCACCGCGAGTTTGTTCTGAGTCCCATACGATGTCGCCGGGAGCTTTTTCAGCACGCTTACCTTCTCCATTAGCAAGGAGGTACGCTTGAAGTCGGCCAAACTCTTGTTCACCTTTTTCGTTGACGAAATGCTTGACCATGCCTGCGATGGCTTCGCTCGCGTCATGCTTAACGGGGCGGGCCAAGAGGTTTTCAAGCTGATCGGTTTTACCAGCAACTACCTTAGAGTCGTAGGTGATTGATACGTCGTTCCAAGCAGCACCGGGGAAGAACTCGACGGAGCGTTCTTTGTCGGCGTTAGGGGCTTTGACAAGGGAGTCTCCCTCTAGGAATCCGAATTCGTAGCCACGTTCGTTACTGACCTTCCAAAACTTGGTGAAGTCGTCAAGAGTCTTGGGAACCTTATCGTTGTAGAGGAGTTTGTATTGGAGGTCGGTACGGGTGCTGTCGGGAATGGTGGCGTGGAACCACAAACCGGAGACTACTAATGGGAGCTTTTTCAGGACGGAGAGGTCAGGACGGAATTCCTTAGCGTAGAGCTTTTGGACTTCCGGCCAGTGTTTAATCCAACCGGGGCCGAGTCCCTCCAAGTCGAGTCGGAGAAGGGTTTCGGAGAGGTCGGTGGGAAGTTGGTCCCCGAGGTATTGGTTCGGGGAGAGGGAGGGGAGAAGAAAGCGGAGAGACTTGCGGAGCTTCTCTCGTTCGCCAGGAGGGCAATCAGCTAGGGACAAGTAGCCGGGATATGAGACCAGCTTGGCCTCATAGTCTTTATATGCGAGGTCACCGTCCGGATGAACGAAGGGAGCCACACAGACCGTAAGTAGGAGAGTCAGCGTTGGGAGCATACTTGCTACTGTTTTTTGACATCGCCTGCTGCCACGAACTTACCGATGTTGGTTGAGACATCGAGACTGACTTGGATGTTGTTGGGGGTAGGGTTGGAGAAGATGATGTTGAACCCCTGGATTACGATGGAGTTTCCAGGGGTCACCGGGGTTGGGTCGAGAGGGGGACCGTACGCTTCGCGGGCGATTCCCGCTTCAAATGCTTGCGGTTCCCATAAACCGGAACGGTAGAAGGGTTCCATAAGATCGGCTAGGCCACCGATAGGAAGGTGGTAGAAGCCCATGATGTGACCCCATTCGTGGGAAGTCACTTCAATGATCCCGGTCTTATTAGCGGAACCTTTTGCAGCCCAATTGGTTCTGATGTCCCAGCGGAGGAGTTGTTGCCGGAGACCAGTGGGGAGTTGAGCATCAGCTAACACACCACTCGGGCCGTCGCCGAAGTCGTGGCCAATGAGTACAACGGTCGCGAGCTTCGGATCGTTCGTCTCTTTAGGATTGAGACCGCAAACCTTTGACCACGAACCCAAGGCGTCAGCAACGTACTGACGTAGCTGGGAGTTGGTGAAAGGTGCGATGTCGGCTTGGATGCACCAAGTTGGTTCCTTCGTCGGCAGCCGGAAGGGCATAACACTCGCGTCTTTGGAGGAGGCTTGAGCCTGAACGCCGCAGATACGCATGGTACACCCTTCCGGAGGTTACTTATGGAACCGACAAGACGACTACTTTTTCAGGAACGACAGGAGCAGCCCGAAGATTTCGGGGTTCTCTCGCAGCAAGGTAAACAGCGTACGGAGGTAACCGCCGTCGCCGAGAGCGGCAAGCTGGACGATCTTCCCTTCGGTCACGATTTCTTCGGGCGACGGATTGTAGACTTGCAGAGACCCGGCAGCGGGCGGCAACTCTTGACCGCGAATGAGAACGAGAACGCGGCGAAAGCTGGAGAGCAAGTTCTGGACTTCGGCGACGATGGCGGGCAGCTTGTCAACCGAGTTACGGATGATGTCAAGGAACCCGTCGTAGTTGAGGTTGACTACTTGTAACCGTATGGGTTCGGTGGGGTCGAGGTTGGTCAACAGTTGTTGGCGGGTATCGCTGCAAACTTCGTCAGCATATTTCGAGGCTTCGTTCGTGTCGGACATCGGGAGTCTCCTGAAAGAAAAAGGAATCGGGACTGGATTAGGAATAAGATAGACGACGGCGGTTCGCCGGGTCAAGTCTACTGGCGAGCGGCGGCGAACTTGGACATTGCTTCGGCGATGGCGATTCGATACTCCTCTCCGATCTCTTGATCGAGGTCGGATTCGAGGATTGTGACAAACTCACTTACTGCCTGATGGAGTTCATTAGCGGACATTAGACCGACGGCATCACGAAGTCCGGAGACTCCGTCGTAGGTGGTCGGGTCGTACTCGATGACTGACCTTCCGGCAAACTCGTACTCTTTAGTGAGTTCACTATTGAGGTCCGTAGTCTCTTGCTGAACAGTGTTGGGGTTAAGGTTGGGACGGTGACAGCAGGGGCAGAGTTGTTGAGAAACATTCGGGATTCCGAAGAATCGGACTTTGCAGTTGTGACAATCTATGAGTAGCTTGCCACTAGAGGTTGTATTGATGGAGGGCATTGGGAGTCCTTTCGAGGTCTTGAGGGAAGTAAGGGGTAGGGTTAGGGGGTAGAAAATTTGGAGAGTATTATGCCTTGTTTTCTGCAATCCAAAGAATGCAGCATATGAGGACTTGGATGACGGCGGAATCGTGTCGGAGGATGCCGACCGTTTTGACTTCTTGGTCACCGTAATCGAGGTTGGATTCAATCCACCTCCAAGCTGCTTCGGGGAATGCGTTAGGTCCTTTAGATTTGGCCAACCACATTAGGTGGCCGAGGACGGTTTCGGGGTTTTCTAGGTGGATGTGAGCCACGCCAGAAGCGACACGACTGTCAGAGATTGAGATAGTCAGCATTAGTAGCCTCTAAAAAGGGAGTTGGTCGGGGTCTGAGTTGTTGCAGATCAGGTCCCCGTTATGGAGCTTGTCGTGGTCAAGAGGGTGAAGACAGAAGAGGTTCACCCATCGGTTATCCTCCTTATCGGTGTTGCGGTGATGGATTTCGTACTTGGGCGGAATTGGTTCCTGAGTGACGTACAGCCAGATTAGGCGATGGACTCCAACCCTCTTTCTACACTTTCCGTCGTAGATGCAGACGAATAAGTGTTGCCCTTCCTTGTTTAGTTTTCCCCGTATGGTGCAGAGAGGTTCGCCTCCCGCTTTGGTAACGAGTCCATTGGCTGGGTCAACTAGGTACTTACCTGAATTTAGGATTTTGATCAACTGGGAGTCGGTTAGTGTGGAAAATTTTCTTCTCTTAGATGAGGTCATTAGTGGTCCCTATAAGTGAGAGTGTTTTCCACACTCACCGACCTTGGCTTTCTTCCAGAGTTCCATGATGGGGTCGGTTGGTTGGTAGAGGAATTCCGGCTGTCCGGGAGCGTTGGATTTGTTACGGTCCCGTTTGAGCAAGCCGAGGAGGGTCATGGATTCCAGCTTGCGGGTGATGTTGGTTGGAGGGAGTCCCGTGGCTGCCCGGATAGCTTGGATACTCGCTCCCTTGTTACGGATGGCCAAGAGGAGAATGTCGCGGTTCCATCCGGTCGCGGTATCCAGGGCGACCCGCTCCATGAGACGGTAGACGGACTTTTCGATTTTGAGTCCGGGGGTTTGATAGACAACCGAGAGGCACTTGCCAAGTTTGAGGAGTTGCTTGGCGAGACGGGTCCCGATTTCGGCCGAGGGTTTGTAGGCGATGTCGCCGCCAAACGTGCGGGGGACGATAGCCCGCAGGTGGCCGATCAGTTGGGAGAGGGCTACGAGACGTTCATAAACCCAGGCGGCAGGTTCTGGTATTGTGATGTCCCGTAGATCGTACTTGAGGCTATAACCGGCGACGATTTGCCGGATATGCTCGTCGGTTTCGGTGGCGACCGACATTCCTTTCAGAGCGGCCATAATGTGGTCGTGCGGCTTGTAATCGCAGCCGGTGACCATTTGGTACTTGAGGAAGCGTTCGCCAAGGGAGGCCCGTTCGTCACCGTGGATAACGTCGGTTACCCCTGCAAGCATGGCAAAGTAGCAATCGGGGTAGATACGAACGGCTCCATTACCGAATACTTTTTCAACCCGGCCATCGTAGGCACCGCGGAGGATGCCGTACATTTCCTCTTGACCCTCTCGGGACATCGTGAGGACTTCGGTATAGTCTTTGAGAATGAGGGCCTTTCCGGTCAGTTGAGGAATGAGAGAGGGGTCGTCTCCGCTTCCGATATAACCGGATACAAGAGAGCGGGGAGTGATTGATGACTTGAAGGTTGCGTACGGACTCTTCTCAAACATACGGAGCCAGAGAGTCTTACCGGCTCCCGGAGGACCGGCAAAGAACATCCAGATCGGGTCCCCTAGCATTTGAACCGAGAGGGTTGTTGCGAACATGAGGGCCAAGGCGTCTTCGGAGTCGGGAGTAACGTGGTACGATTTTTTAACGTCCCTCATTACCGCCTTGAAGTCCTTCCGCTGAGGGAATTCTTTGGGGTCAACAATTGCTGTTGTTCCGGCCGTGGCGTGAGTTTCGATGCAGGAGTTGAGAATTCCTTGCCATACGGTCTTGGGGTCCAGGTTTTCTTTGTCGAGGTCATTAGCTACTTGGTCTCTAATGTCCCAACCGTCCGGGGTCCCTGTCGGCCATTTAAGGCAGTGGAGAGACTTGACGTTGCCCTGGAGTTTATAGGCAGCGGATTCCATTCCAGTCTCGCCAGGGGAGTCATTGTCATAGACTAGGTAGACCTCTCTTCCTGAAAGTAAAGTGACCCAATCGGACTTCATGGTTTGGGCTGATGGTGAGTAGAGAACGCTGGCCCGCGGGTTCCCGGCCTTACGTCGGAGGCGTTCCATAGCCATCGCGTCCCAAGGCCCTTCACATATGACGATGATTCCGCCACTGGATAGTTGGTTTAGACGGCCGAGGGTTTGTTCAATGCCGCCCGTGTAGTAGACGGGTTTTCCAGGCTGGTAGACAGCAATGTTGGTAAGGGTTCCGCGTGAGTTGAGGATGGGAAACATCCAACGGCCGTTTTCATCCAGTCCGAAACCGTACTCTTGAAACATTTTCCAGGGGATACCGTATCTGTCTTCTCCGAGGGCCTTGTAGTCCTCATTAGTGGTTCGTTTGACGGCAAGTTCGAGGAGTTGTTCGAGAAAAGTTTGGAGGTTGCCTTTGCGGCCACAATGTTTGCAATCCCAGAGTTGTGTGGTGACGTTCACGTGAAACTTTTTGGTTTTGCCGCCAGGGCAGAAAGGGCATGAGCCGATAGCCTGAGATTTTGGAGTGACGTCACCTTTGGTAGTGCTGTGGAACTCAACGCCGTGGAAGGTGAACGGTTTTAGCGAGTCCATTACAGAGTCCTATCTGTGTGATAAGCAAGGGAGCAGGGTAGAAACGAAAATGGGGAGCGACAAGACTGTCGCTCCCCTATGACTTTCGGCGGTAGCAAAATGGCGTTACGTGGCCAAGCTGGACAGAGATTCCAGCATGGTGCGAGCCGATTTGCGTGCGTTGGTGTTGTCGAGGGCGTCAACTGCCGTCTTCAATGCGACTTCGAGGGCCTTGGGTTGCTCGGTGAGGGCGACCCCCTTAATCGCATGAGTGAGGCTATTGTACCAGTCCCACGCGGAACCAGTGAACCCCCACCCCTTTTTGTCCATCCGGTCCGGGTAGGCCCACGGGATGATTTCGCCTTTCTTCGCTTCGTTGGCGGTTTCCGCGTGAACGCCGACCATTCCTGGGTCCTGATCGACTCGGCCGATGGAAACGAGCGGGGGGAAGCCGTGGACGTCGATGGCTTCCTTACCCAAGGCAACCTGCCAATTCCGATCATGGATTCCAGCGAGCCGCCACGGCAGAATTTCGGCCCGAGCCATCGCGAAGGTATGCTCTTCGTGTGCCCGGCGAGTCACGCCGTTTTCGTTGAGGATGGCAAGCAAGCTGCCGATCATCTTGTCCTGGGCACCGAAATTGTCGAGTGATGCGGCGACCCAGTCTTTGATTTCCAAACCGGAAGTGTGTTTCCGCTTGAAAGAGGATGAGGCAAACAAGCAGCCGTTCGAGCAGAGGAATACGGAGGAGCCGTAAGCCAAACGGAGCGACCGTTTCGAGTCGTTGGAGTGAAGGAAGACGAGTTGGCGGTTCATATCTTGCTTCATTCCGGGAAACTTCGGCAGGGGGACCGGAGTGTTGCCGCCACCTTTGCCCAAGGTGTAGGAGCCGATCAACGCGGCTTTCGACGAGGACAGGTAGAGGTTCTCCTTAACCGGGACAACCCCGGCGACCTCTTCGAGAGTCTTGGCGATGGAGTCAGCAAGTTCGCCGTGCTGGATTCCCTTCCATCGGTCGGACCGACCACCTTGTTCGGTGACAGGGACTTTGCGGAGTTGTGCCCTGGAGACTTTTTCGTACGCTCCACGGGGAGCGAAGATTTCGCCATCGACGATAGAGAAACTGTTGCGGGACATCGTTCGGGTTCCTGAAAGAAAACACCCCGCGTGAAAAACGACCATGCCGCCGCGGGAGATAACGGCATGGTCAATAGTAATGGAGTCTGTAAGTCGGGTCAAGCCTAGACAGAACGGTGAGGCGGGTTTTTCAACTCTTCAACGATGCCGGTATCCGGGCTGTTCGGATTCACTATGAGGTGGAGTATGAGAACATGTTTAAAGAGGATGTCGAGCGATTCGTCTTGGGCCTTTTGGCGTGCCCTTGAGATGTTGTGGTCGCGAGATAAACGCTCCTGAATCTTGTAGGTGATGCCCGCGGATTTGAGGATTTTGCGGAGAGTTTTCAGTTGGAGGCTGATCTTGAGTTCGTCGGTGACCTGTTTGTGAATTTGGGCCAAGTTAAAGTCAACGAGTTCGGGTTTGTGTTGGGTTACCCAAACAGCGATTTTGATACGTTGGTCGGCTGTAAGTATGGTTCGTTTTTCCGTAGTCATAACGGGAGTCTCTGAGGGGGTTGAGGGGACAGGTGGTTGTGAGGGGGTTTCGGGAACTAATGGAGTCTGTTTAATCAACTTTAATAGTTCCTGACGTTTGACTTCTACACTTTCGGGGATTCGGGCGGGAGGGCCGTATGCGTTGACCCTCCTATCCCTTCTCCTCCGACGTTTTCTTCGACCCATAAGTAGCTCCTATGGTGAAAGGAGGACTATTGTAGGTTGTCCTCTAGTACCTTTATCGCTTTGAGAGCGACGTTTCTTATGGAGGCGTTTGATCGGGGCAGATTTATGATGTCGTAAAGGTACTCCCTGACGATTGCTGCCCTTCCTTTCCAATTGCTGACCGTGTAATAAATCAGCATCGGGTCTTCATGTGGTGACGGTGACTGTGACGCACCCTTTGTAGAAGACGATTTTCCCGTTCGGGAGTTCACGGCGTTTCCAGCCTGCCGGGGGGTGGAGGTCCGAGTCTTTGGCGGGTGCGAGGATTTTGACAAATGGGATTTTTTCTTCCCAGGTTTTCCGGAGGACTTCGATCGCTTCTGGCTTGATGATTTTTTCATGGGTCACGTAGTTACCTTGTATTCCTTTCGGTCGGACCAGTCTTTAGTAATGAGTTCAACCTTGACTGGGGTCCGGCAGCCGGTTGTCTCAATTCCCGCACGTTCGATTGTGTACGCCGTGTCTCGGATGAGCCACGGAGTTTTCAGGACAGACTTGTGGGCCTGAATGAGAAACTCGTCGTGGATTTGAAGCAAGACTCTAAAACTGAATTTTCGGAAGTGGTCTTGCTGGTAAAGTTCATGTAGGCCGATCCAGGCGTTCTTTGCGATGTCGCCCGCAGAACCTTGAATGAGGTAGTTGGTGGCCTTGTAGGGTTCGCTACGAGGGACGGTGAGACGATAGCCGCCCAAGGTTTTGATGTACCCTTGCTGGCGAGCGATGTTGATGCAGTTTTGCATCTCGGCCACAACTCCAGGGAACGCCGATCGCATGGCAGCATTAAACTCAGCGGCGGGGATACCAGCCATCGCAGATAGTTTTCGGTCGGATGCCCCATACTGCCAAGCGAAGTTGATGTTCTTTGCCTGTTTTCGGCTGATGTCGTGGGTGAGGTTAAGCTGACGCCGCATGGCGTTGATGGCGTCTCGCGTGATGCCGTGTTGATCGGCACCCTCATTGAGAATCTTGAGGAGCGTTTTGTCGCCTGAGCGGTGAGCCATGAGCCGGAGTTCGAGTTGGTTATAGTCGATGGATAACCAGATATATTCGAAAGTCGGACCGAAGAGAGAGCGTAGGACGAAGCCGTGGTCGTCACCCTCTTCAACGTCAATCTCCTTACCGCCGACATTCTGACCGTTGGTTCCACCAAACCCGCCAGAGGAAAGTCGAGTTGTTGAAGTTCCCCACTGATTGAAGCGGAACAACATGCGAGAGTCTTTAGGACCGATGTCCACTTTAAAGCTATCGTAGTTTTTAACGTAGGTGTTGATAGTCTTCACAGACTGATATGCTTGAAAGTTTTCGAGAAAGTTTTTAGCTTTTTTGGCGACTGACCTTGGCAGGTTACCGGTTTCAGCGAGTGATAAAAGAGCGTCAACACTGTCGGAGTCGGTGGAGGGTGCTTGGGTACCGGTCCGCTTGACGACAGGGAGATTCCAGTCTTCGAAGAGGAGCGACTTGATTTGTGGGTGGGAGTTTGGATTAAAGCCGTCAATACCGGAGGCTTTAACGACGGAAGCGTGGCACTCGTCAAACTTCTTCTGAAAATAAACTCGTGCTGGATTAAAGTTTTTGGTAACCAGAGTCACCCCCTGAGTGTGGTGATGGGCGAGGAAAATAGCTGGCAGTAGCCGACGTTCCCTTTCATACGCCTCCCAATCGCCCCGCTCGTGTAGCTTTCGGTAATAGAGGCGGAAGAGTAGGGCAGTACGGACGGCGTCGTTGACTCCGTACTTCTGGCATTGATCGGGGGAAGCGGTTCCCGTGACCTCTCTCCAAATCTTCGGATGGTTTTTGTAAACCCACGTTGGGAGCCAGTAGCCGACGTCGATTTCGACGGTGTGCCACCAATCAAGGGTGTGAGAGAGCTTAGTATTGAGACGCTTAATGAGGTCTCGAAGATCGTTCTCATCGACATCGGACATGCCGAGGTCGATCATTGCCAACTCTTTCAGCTTGTGAGTCCCGGATGAGTCGAGAACGTGACTCATACCTTGCGTGTCGTGGATTTTACTGGGGTCCAGGTAGTAGTAGGGAAGGGAAAGGTCGGCCGGTAGGCGAAAGTAATTGAGGAGGGAGGGGCGGACGGATTCCAGGGCCGATATATCGAACTCGGCGTGGTGGAAGACATATGTGGAGTATTTGCGAAGGAGGGTTTCGAACTTGTCCAAGTCGCGTTCGTTGACAGAGACTTTGAGGGTCCGGGGGTCAACGTCCCATTCGCAGTAGAACGTCTCGCCTTTGTGGTTGCAGGCAGATATAGCGAACGGGTGGCGTCGAGGGGTGATGTTGGGGTGGAAGTTGAGGCCGGTCGTTTCGGTGTCGATGGCAAGGTAGGGGAGGGCGTAATCTTTCACGGGAAACCTATGGTGTAGGGGGTGTAGATTTTGGGGAGTATTCTGAAAGAAAAACGGCTACTCTTTAAGTAGTTGGGAGAGAACATTACTCTTAATGAATTTCGGAATCCAACGTCCGGGTAATCTGTTCTCAAAACGGTTTATTAGCGAACCCCATGAGGGAGGCATTCCGATGTCGGGCTGTGCGTTGTCCAATTCCCTCTCGACTCTCACTGCGGCTACGATGATCTCGACGATTATTTCAAAGTTTTTAGAATCCATTAGTGAGACTCCGTATAAAGGATGCGGGTGATGGAGCGGGAGAAAAATTGAGCTTCGGACAGGTAAGCGTCTCCCATATGGGAGATGTCATCTTCAATGTTGGCCATTATGCGGAGAGCGAAGTCGTCCCCGTTGATGTTTTGGTTTTGGATTTTCTGAGGTTCGAAGCCGCCTTTGAGTCGCCATTGGAAGTAGTTGGTGAGGTGCTGTAGGACTTCGTTATCGTCGTACATGATATATGCGGAGAGGGCAAGACGGAGAGTTTCTTTGGGGTCCATTCTTTGGTCCTAGTAATGAGGTGAGGTGTGGGAGGCTATTCGTTGTTCTGTTTCATCATCTTCAGAAAGAGTTCATGTAGCTGCTTGGCTAGTTCGGGAGTGGTGTTGAGGTGAGCGACCATCTTTCCCTGGGGCGGGTCACAGAATTTGCCGTCAATAGTGATGGCTACTAGAGGCCTCTTAAGTTCTTTGGCGATTTCTTTGCAGATCGGGGACCACGTTTGGGTTGGCATGATAGTGTGAGTGGTTAGAGTGTGGAAACAAAAAGGCCCCCGGTTTTTAGGCCGGAGGCCAAGGGTTATAAGATGGCGGGCGGGTTCGCACACAGGGGGAGTTAAACCCTGGAGGCTTCCAAGCCTACCCGCCCGCCTGGAGGACGGGACTAGTTGACAGTGATGCCGAGCGTTTCAAGTTCTTCCTTGGAAACGGGGCCGTTGACGTAAACCCGTTGGTTCTTCCCTTGAGTACCGTCGTCTTTGTCGTAGAACGAGTTCGCAACCGTGATGTTCACCACCGGCTTGGCGTTCTTATTCTTCGACTTGTCGAGCAAGGCCAACGTGATCTTGGGGAAGTCAACGGGAGTGATCTTCTTAACGTCAATACCGAGGTGAGTGAGGGTGTCTTTGAGGACCGACATCCAAGTGCGGCCCGTTTCGCCAATCTCGTCGGCGGAGATGTCGATACGGGCACGCACCACTTCACCGGCGTACGCTTCGTCGAGGATGGTGAATGAGAAGGTCCAGTGTTGGATACCTTCCCGGTCGCCCCATTTGGCATTGTAGGTGCCGATCTTGTTCGCCGTAAGCTGAGCGGTATAGTTGCCGTCCGGGACGTTGTCGTTGGTGAAGGAGCCCCGCTTATTCTCGGTGGGCTGGTCGCGGACCCCTTCCCACGCATCCCCGAGGTTTTCGAGAGCCTCTTGGAAGTTGGGAGCCCTGCCTTGCTTGGCGGAGCCGGGTTTTGCCGGGGAAGCCTTGCCAGGACGGGCCGAGGAACCGGGACGGGCGGGAGCAGCTTTCTTAGCCATGATTGAAAAACCTTTGAGAGAGAGAGTAACAGGAAAACAGTGGTACTACAGTAAACGAAACGGAGCGGTTGGTCTAGCCTAGTCGGTTTCCTCCGCAACCTCTAGGCGTTCTTCAGCGAACCAACCGACGATTTTGTTGTTCCACGCATCGCAGAGGGTCTTATAGGCCTCTTTCGCGGACGACCCTACGGGGAACATATCGTAGGGCTGACCGGGTAATTCTTCCGCATCCTTTGGCTGGATGAAGTGGGTTTCCCCAACCCCAGAGGATGCGTAAGTGTCTTCATTACCGCGGACGGTAAGAACGCGGTACTTGCCGAGGTATCCGTAGTAGGCGGCGAACTCGCAGACTACCTTGGACCAGTCGAACGCCCAACCCCGGCAAGTCGGCTGGACTTGGTTGATGATGATGCCTTTCTTCACCGCTTCGGGAATCTCCTCCCGTTTGATGCCGCGGACAAGACGCGGTCGGTAACGGGAGTGAGAGGTGAACGTGAGGGAGAACCCCGCCTCCATGAACCGACCCCAATACTGTTGCCACTCAGTATTGAGTTCATCGTAGGTTCGGCCAAAGTCGTTGAGGCCTTGGATAGAGGAGATGCCTTTCTTCGCACACATCCATTGCTCGATCAGCTTGGCCAGTTGGTCAAGGGTGTCGCCGACGATCCTTCCCGGTTCGCATTCGTTGAGAATCAGCTTTTGGTACTCGATCATTCTGGCCCAAGTGAGAGCCGGTTCCTTTTTCATCGGGTCGGGGATGATCGGGACTTGCAGGCCGCGGCGGAACGGTTCCCCCATGAAGAATGCCCGGATGTCGGGGAACATCGCGGCCAGAGTCGATTTGCCGATTCCTTTTTCTCCGTAGATCATCCAGTTGTAGTCCCAGAGGTTGGCTGGGGGTTTGTTGGCTGTCTTGGGAAGAGAGAGAGCTTTGGTCGGGGTTGCTTTCGCCATTAGTTGGCTCCTTTGAGAGTTTTTCGGTGCGGATGATGTGGAAAGAGCGGGGGCCGTCAAAACCGATCTTGATTCGATTGTGACCGCCGTCATAACCGAGGAACGTAATAACTAGGGATTCACCTCCATGGTTGATGGTGACTTGGGATTTGCCAGGGTCGCCGTTGTAATCGTGTCGGCCAATAACGAACATTAGGAGTTCTCGTTCAAATGCTCGGTGTCAAACCGATAGGAAGGATGGACATTCCAGAACTTGGGGTCGGCAGGGCCGGGATACTTCCGCTTCTTCTTTGCATCGGCACAAAGGCGGAGCAGAAACGAGACTTCGTTTTCAGCTTTTTCCACAGCGTTTGAATGAACGGGAGCAGCCCGAACGCAGTTGGGTTGTTTCGACTCCGCGACGACGAACCAAAACGGGAGCCATTCGCCCGTGAGTGTGAACCACCCCTTCCGGTACCATGCCGGTTGGAGTTGGTAATCCCACTTGTCGAGCCAGAAGTTGACACAATCTTGCGTTGTCTTGAGGTCAGTAATGACCTTTCCCTTGAAATCTTCATGGGGAAAGTTGACCTTTTTGTTTTTCAGTTGCTTGGTCAACTCGCTGGGTTCGTATAGCCAGTCGATGCGGGCCTTACAACGAACTTTGGTTTCGTAGTCCTCCCAAACCAAGGTCACTTCCGGTTTGCCGGAGGAGAAGAGGAGGGAGGCCTTGGGATGGGAGTTAATAGCGGAGAGGATTCCACCGAGTTGTTCCATCCATGCCTGCGACACCTCTTGCTTGCCGGGGTGTTGTTTCAAAAACTCTTCCAGCCGGGAGCGGTACATGGTTGAGTTTTTGGAGGTGGTCGGCTTGCCATCCGCCGTCTTGAGGTTCTCGGCAAGCGAATCGGGGATAACAACGTAACGGCGAGTCAACTCTTCCGGTTCCAACCTGCCGTGGTGACAGAGGGTTCCGAACGCCAAGGCCGGGGATTCATCGGCAGCCACCCCGCCACCCGAGTATTTGAAGTGGGCAAGTGACTGCTTGATCTTGGCGAGAGAAGAACGGGAGACAGCGTCGATTCGCAGATAGTCGTGGAAGGGGATGCCGTGGTAAATACCGGGCGGCAGGTTGGGGACGTCCTTTGCAACCGGAGTGTCTTTTATGGATTCCCAATCGGAGTTAGTTATGGGGCGACGTTTCATAGGACTTTCGCTTTCACAAATTCGAGGAGTCGGAGAAAGTTACGATGGTACGAGACTGAATTGTGCCCGCCATTACGGAGAATGAACGCGGGGTGTTGCAATTCGAGGGTTTGTTTGAGGGTGTGACCCTTGAACGCCTTCACCGCGGACTTGCCGAGGAGGACCACGGCGACCGGGTTGGCAATGTTGAGGAATTCGGTAAGCCGTGGGCTGCAAGCCTGAATCTCTTCCTTCGCCGGAGGGCGGATGATCTGGTTTGAATCGACTCCATCGTCGGTCACAATCCCAACAACATCGTGCGGAAAGCAAGCGACAGCGTTGGTGATAGCGTAGCTAATGGGACCGACGCGGAGAGTCAACTCCTGAATCATCTTGTCCAGAATTTCACCGGAGCGACCGATGAAAGGGAACCCCGCGGCATCTTCGGTAGGACCGGGGGCTTCCCCAATGAAGAGAAGTTTGCAGGGCAGGACCCCGCGAGCGAGTACCACGCTAGATCGGCCACCATAGAGCTTGCATTGTTTGCACGCCCCCCAGGCTGTCTTATGGTACTCCCACGCTTTCTTAACGCTTGGACTTACGCGGAGGCTTGGCTTTACCTTTTGTTGGTTTTTTCTTTTGGGATTTTCCAGTGAACCCGCTTGGCGGGTCTTCTGGGAATTCTTCCGGGTCGATATAGGACCCTGTGAAACGGTCGATTTCGAGTTCTTCGTCGATTTCCGGGGCAAGGGAGGTCTCCTGAAAGGAAAGGGACTTGATGATCTTGCGGACTTCCGGCTTGTCAAAGTAGCCGGGCAACATTCCACCAAACGACAGGTACTCCTGCGACCGGGTAACGGCGACATATGCGAGGTTAGCCTCTTGCTCTTTCTCCCAATCTTGGGTGGCCATCGCGTGAGGCAGAAACTCGGGGTGGAGGATGTGAACCCTCTTGGCTTCGCTCCCTTTGATGCGATGGATGGAAGACAGGCGGATAGATGTTGGGGTCCGGGCACCAGCCTGGATTCGTTTGATGCAGGCGTCAACATCGGCAACCGACTTCTCCTCTTCAGCTAGGACCCGCAGGCAGTCACACTTGTCTCGAAGTGTGGCCAAGGCCGACTCGACCCCGCGTTGACGTTGGGTGATGCGACCCTCCTCTTCGGATTGGAAGAGGTCCAGTTTGTTATGGAGGTCGGGAATGGAAGTAGGTTCCAACCGCCGCATGAGGGACACAAGTCCGTCCGCTACGTCTCGGCCGACCATGTAGGCGTCGGTCCGCTCTTTCCAGAAAGCATAGAGCGTTCGGAGAAGCGGGGCGTTGACCCGGCATATGAGGAGGTCAGAGGGTTTGACGTTGGCAAGGGGGTTCGGGTCGATGACGACCTCTCCCTTAATCGCGTCATCGAGCGGTTTGATGTCCGGCACGATCTGTTGAGCCAGAGTGAGGACATCGACCGGGCAACGACGACAAACAGTGAGAGGGAAACGAAGGGCGGGACGTTCCAAGTTGATGCGGTCCCAGATTGTCGCCATCGACCGGGAGTCGGCTCCCCGGAAACCAAAGATGGCTTGGTGTGTGTCACCAACGAAAATGAGACGGCGACCCATACGGAACGCAAGTTCCTGTTGGATGAAGTTGAGGTCTTGGGATTCGTCGATGAAGAGGTCATCGAACGGTTCCGCGTGGAGGTTGAGTTCGATGGGCAACCAAACCATGTCTCCGAAGTCGATGGTTGTGGTATCGGACTTGCAGCGGATGAGGTAATCAACAACCAGTTGGTAGAACTCACCTACTGGGTAGTTCGGCAAGATGTCGTGATGGAGGCGGATTCGTTCCATTACCGAGAGCGATTCCGCAGGGATGGAGCCGGGACTCATACCGCGGAGTAGGAAGCCGTTTTGCTTCAGCTTGTCCGCCATTGACGAGACAGCCCAACGGAGTCCGCGTGGCCAGTATTTACGGAAGCCATAATCGGGACCCATATCGTTGAGAATACCGTCCGACTTGTCACGGTCGATCCGCGGACGATGCGAGAGATTCTGTTCCAACATCCGTTTGCCGAGCTTGTGGAACGTCATCGCGGTGAGGCCGGGGTTGCGGGCCTTGTACTCCTCTTCGACAGCAGCACCAAAACAGACCATTGCGTTGCGGCGACCGGTGAGCCTACGTTGTGCCCGCTCGCAAGTGAACGTCTTTCCGGAACCGGCGAGGGCATCGACCAAGATGTGGGGATTGTCGGCTTTGCTAATGGAAGCCGTGGCGGACCAAATGGCCTTTTGTTCGTCGGAACCAACAACGGGTTTTGGAGGGGGGAGAAAGAAATCGTTCGACATTGTGATGTCCTTCATGGAAGAAAGTAATGGAGCATGGAAGACGGGAGGCCTAGTTCTGGCCGAATTGACTCTTGGCGTTGTCTGCCTTCATCATCAGTAGAGTTACCCGGGAGTAACCGAGGGTGATGAATTGGATGATGACGGCGAGTTGGCCGGGGCGACAGATGTTGACTAGCTCGATGACATCCGCACCGGCTTCCCTGGCTTTGTCCGCTGTGATGATTGCGTTCTCAGTCCACTTCGTAATGAACATAATCATTTCGGGATGTTCATTAGCTATTGAGGTGAGGGTCGCCTCCAAGTCTTTGACCTTCTTCTCCAACTCTTTCTCTTGTTCGAGAGGAGGGAGTTTGTCAAAGTCGGGGTCGTTGAGTTTCAGCTTGGTTGTCTTGATCGGCTTGTTTGGTTTTTTCTTGGCCATTGTAATGAGTCCTGTTCTTTGGTCTCGGGGGCAGGGGTTAGTAAGATTTGGGGAAAGTGGTGGACATGAGAGCGGCGACGGCGGCAGGGTCTTCTGCTTCATCGTCGGTGAGCGGTTCGACTTCGACTTGGCCGGTCCCTTCGCAGCCGGAGCAGGGGAGTCGCCCAGGGCCTTTGCAGGTGAAACACTTTGAGGGCTTGCTGTCGGGTCGGTAGTAGTTGGAGTTGCCGGTCCCGTTGCAAACGTGACAGAGGGTGCGGCCGCTGCCGCCGCAAACTTCGCATTGGACAACAACGAGGGTGAGGGGGAAGGACATTTCATTCTCCATTAGTTGGTGAAAGAAAAAAGTAGAAAGGGACTGAGGGAGCGGATGTTGATACGGTAACCGGAGCCATATAGGGTTCCAGGCTGATCGGAGTTACCGTACTTGCTGTTCAATTTTTCTTCGGGAAGGGTTCGGATTATGGAGTCCATATCTTCCCACGGCACTACGAAGACTGCCCTAAGTTTTTTGATGACTAGGGATTCGAGTTCGAACACCGTTTGGGTACGCTTTGTTTCCGCAGCGTGCCACCAAATAACGTAGGCCAAGGGATGATCTTTGGCAAAGTTTCGGTCCTTTTGAACGCGACCAGAGTAGATGAAAGTTTGGTTGGAACAACCGGCAGCTTTCACCTCCAAGTAGATTCCATTAGTGGAGACGTCAGGACAGTAAGAGACTCGGCTGTCGGTCTTGTGACGAACCCCTCCAAAGAAAGCCAAGGTCAGCCGCTCAGCCAAGTTGCCAATGACTGTTCGACAATGACCGTGATTCCCGAGGGGTTCATCCCACAACCGTAGCTGCCTCATTAGCGGAGCAGGTTTGGAGATTGTCATCGAGGGTCATCCAATTGGGTTGAGGGGCACCCATCACGACCAACGTGACTTTGCAGCCGCAGCCGTCAGTATGGGAGTTGAGTTTGTCGCGGACTTCGGGCCAACATTGTTTGCATACGTATTGGACCCGATTAAACTTGGCGTAGATATACTCCCCCCACGACCAAATCCACTCTCCGAACCCCAGCTTCGCTTTGCAGTTGGGGCAGGACTTGCGGTTGTTGAGGGATACTGGGCGAAACCATTCATTGTGATTGCGTTGACGAGCCATTTGAATCTCCATTCGTTGAGGGTTCATCGTCTCCATAAGCGGATTCGATTTGGCGGGAACAGTGGGCACAGTAAAGGGAATCATCTTCCCAATTGACTTCGACGTCGACCAGGAACCACTGAGGGTCATCTGGGTCAAAGAGAAGTTCCAAGTTTTCGTTGCAGCACTTCGGGCAGAGAGTGCCGCAGTCTTTGGTTATGTAATAGAGCGGGTAGCCGCCCGGCCAAGCATAAGATTCTAGTTGGCCGTTTTCCAAAGCGTAATCTTTCAGGTTGAACGCCATTCAAAGTCCTCCCAGTCGAACATAAATTCCGACTCTTCGAGAAAGTAAACGAGATTACCAGGGTCCTCAGTAAGAGGAGTAGGGATCGCCTCCACGATACGTTTTGGCTCACGTTGATAAGGGTACCGTTGGGTACGGCCGGATAACCGGAGACGTTTGACAATGACGAGGTCTCCGATTTGAGGTCTGACCTTAGGAACGGAGTACATTACTGGAACCTCTTGAAGACGGAAGGGTTGATATAGGACTTGCGGCAGACGGCGGGGGTGTTGCCTAGCTTGGAGGCGACCGCTTTGACGACCTTGCGGATGAGGGCGTTCCGTTTGGTTTGGGTCGAGGGGACCCGTTTGTTTTTCAGAAGAGAGGCCGCTAATGAGGTCCCCAAGAGTGTGCGAAAGTCTTTGGGGGTGTAGCAGCCGGAGCCAAGGGTTCGGACGTAGGACCGAAGGCGAGAGTCGGTGGTCCGGAAGATCGGGGTTGACCATCCCAAGTTGTCTCGGGTAATGGCTTTCTTCCGGCGAGTAAGTTCTTCAACCAGCCAGGGATTGGTAACCCGGAGGCGGATACGAACTCCTTTCTTACCGACAAAGTTGAGCCACACTCGGCCCGTGGTCATAACCTTTACGTGGCGGGCCTGAAGGGTGGTTGCCCCGTAGGCTTTGACACTGCCCAGAGTCTCGGCACGCGAACCGGGACGAATGCCGGTTTCGATGAGGAGGTAGGTGACGATGGCCTCTTCGCGGTTCAAGGTGTTGTCCTTTATGCCCCGCTCGACTTGACGTCGGATGCGGACGGCTTCGCCGATGAGGCGGTTAATCTTGGCAAACTTTTTCCGGGTTGCCCGCTCGGTGTGGGACTTGGAATAGATCGACTGGACCCGGCCTTTTGAATCGACTCCGGTAATGAGGAGTCCCCCACGGTCTTCGGTTGCGACCATGACGTCGGTCCAGGCCGGAGGGATGCGATAGTCTTTGAGGTATCGCGGCTTGGAGTTCGGACCAGACTTGGCAGTGAGGGATGCGAGGGGTACTAACTTGGACATGATAGGCTCCATTCGTTGGAACATGAGAGAGGGAGAATTACTTAGAACATTTGTGACAGATTGGAGCTACTCTCTTGGCCCAGTAGCTTGCCGGATAAGTTTTGCTACAGAAAACACAAGGGAGTAACTTCCCGGTTTTCTTTGCAGTGGTAACAGCCCTTTTCATCGGTGAGTTTTTCATTACATTCTCCAATACTTGGATGGTTAAGAGGGCGACGTTGCCCCCTTTCCACCCTCTCTTTTACGACACTTCGGATTTGACTCTTACTGTGCTTCTCAAGAGAGGGCGGGAAGGGAGCCAGTGGTTGCTATCCCACTGACACCCAAGTCGTTGTTCGGCCTCATTACGAGGTTCACTCTCCTCCCTAGGTTCGGCTAGGGGGTGACATTACGGCGGACGGAGTCACGCTGTCCACAACGACAAGATGAGGTGAATCGGTAACCTAACGCCATCACGGCGGATAGTTCGGACGATTCACCAATTTTTCAAAGATCGAGGGGCTAGTTCATCACTAACCCTTTCACCCCCGGCTTACTCCATAGCTTTGACGCCTTGCGGCCCGAGCTAACACTTTCACTCTCCGGGAGCGATTGCCAACGTCTCCCGACGTTGACCAGCCCGATTGAATCCCTAGTCCATCCAAGCCAAAACTTGTAGCTACTAGCTGTTTTGGTTGACTAGCCGCGGCGGAGGCGGCAGGGTTCGAACCACAACCCCAACGGTTTACATTGGTTTGCTAACGTACGCGGCAACTGTTTCTCAACGTGGCTACGTTGGTTGTGGTGAATCGGGCGAATTGTCAAAGATCGAGCGGTTGTAAAACAACCGAATAGGTTTAACTAATAAACCTACTAATGAAGAGTATCCCATAAGTTATTCCGGTTGTCAATTCCGGTTGACGGTTTGGGGGACCCCCGGTAGGGGGGTATGTCTACGGGTTAACCCGTAGGTGGTTCGGTATCTACGGGTTAACCCGTTTGACTCAGTAGGGGATGAGAGGCATACTGAGTCGGTAGTCTGACTCTGGATTCTGAATAGGTGAACCGAATGGGGAAGCGACTCGCACCAATTACCAACCCAAACCGCTTGACGGATTACAACGCCAAGTTGGCCGTGACTCAGTTGGTTGAGGACAGCGTCACGACTCGCAAGCAGCCCAGCCCACGGAAGAACAAGTATCAGTCCCGAACAAAGGGAGTGAACTTCAAAGGGGGAATCTGTCTTTGGTGGGCTACTCTGTTTCAGGCCAATGAGGCCTTACCGCCACATAAGAAGTTGACGGACCAGTCGATCAAGCTGGCGGTACTCAAGGAGTTCCCGACGCTGGGGTACGAGTCGAAGGACAAGCTGGGTCCGCCCGACGAGACGGGGAGGGAGACAGTGAACTACTACCGCAACCTCTATAACCTTGGCCGGCTGACCAGCGGGAAGGTTCCTGAAAGAAAATCCTACCGATACAACGAACAGGGGAAACGGGTCAACGGTCGGACCGGGACCCGGCTCCTGAAAGAAAATGCCGAGACAGGGGAGTGGGAGTGATGGCTGTCGCGACGACGAATGACCAGACTCATAAGCTGCTGCGGAAGTACGGGTATTCGAGTACGACCGTGGAACAGTGGGTCACGTTCCGGGGAGGCGTGAGCGGGCCGGGGTACCGGAAGGACTTCATGGGGTTTGCGGACATCCTGGCATGGCGACCGCTAATGGGAGAGGACCTGAAAAACTTAGCGGTGGTTGAAAGGAAGTGGGACGGGGTGTTGGCGGTGCAAGGGTGTGGGGCGACGGGACTGGCTGAGCATATAAGGAAGGTGACGGAAGGGGCGGTTGGGGAGGCGTTGAAGATTTGGTTGCTGGCGGGCAATCGGTTTGAGGTGTGGGCCTGGGGGATGCGTGGTGGTCGGGGGGAGAGGAAAGTCTACCTGCCAGCGATACGGAGGATTGAGGTCGTTGAGAAAAGGAAGAATCTGGTTCTGATCGTCCGCGACGATTCGGAATTGCTAAGCCTGGGGTACGACCCGAAGACGGAGAAGAGGCCGAAGAAGAAAGAGAAGAAGTCGGCCTAGGGAATCGGAGCGGGGAACCGGAATAATTCTCACCAAAATCCGACCCCCCAATCCAATGCCATATTGGGGCATTTAGGAATTATTTAATAGTTCCGTATTCTTGTGTTCTCGGACTGGTGGCTCCGGGTGATGTTGGATAATGTCTCCGTCCAGTCCCCATATCTGGATTCGGCTTTCTGATGCTGCAAACTTGGCCACCTCGTTCAAGGCCCATTCATGGTGGTAGTTGGGAGTGTTGATTCCTATCTCTTCCGAGAACAGCGGGCTGCGAATGTGGACGGCGTTGCTGTAGAAGTAGTTGGACTCAACGGTGAGTTGCCGGTAACGGAGATGGTTGTACGGGTCGGGGTACGATTTTTGGAAAGGGTCGTACTCGTTGAACTTCCACTTTGAGATGTGGGGTTGCGACTGATCGAGGAAGAGGGCCGCGATGGGTCGTTGGTGGAGGATGTTGAGAGCGTGGAGAATAGATACTTCTTTTGTGAACTCCATATCGTCCTCCATTAACATAAGGTAGGTGCCGGAGGAGTGGTGTGAGAGGTGAGCCATGTTCTGACCAACCCCGCGGGGATTTTTGTGGAAGACTACTCGGAAGTAGTAAGTAGAGTTTCCGAACACTCTTCTCACGACTCTTTCGACCCATACGCGGGTAGATTGTTGCCGGGATATTTCGCAGTCTTCGAAGCTGATAAGGACTTCGAATACCGGGAGGTCTTGAACGTGTTTGAGGGATTCGAGGAGGCGGATTAGGGATAGGAGACGTTCCTCTGTCTTGGGGTAGGAAATGATGCCGAGGGTGATGGTCGGGTAGATGGGAGTAACCATATAGATATATTACTATACAAATAAATACTAAGAGGTAAGAGATGGAGATAGTCTAGGGGGTGTGAATTTTGGAAAGTATTTCCGAGTGCAAATACTCTCCGACGTCTTCTTGCGGCGGTAGGTCCTGAGCCGGAATGGAGTTTATTAGTTTGCTCACTAGGAAAGGAAGCTCGCCTAATCGGCAGTTGTGGCAGGTACGATCGTAGGTGTAAGGGTAGGAGACTAGCTCGGGTTCATGTACTCCGACCGGATAGGGTTTGATAAGGTGGCAACCAGCGTCGATGGCTTCGTAGTCCCGGGTAGAGATTTCGGAATAGCCGGGAGGAGAGACGACGATCTTGGAGAGGGTGAGGAGGAGGGCGTGATCGGTGCCGTTGGGAAGTGAGCCGGAGCGGCCGTTGTACATCTTGGGGACGGACCCGAAAGAGCCTGCGGCGATGGTGACGTATTCGAATCCAAGGTCGCGGATGGCGTACATCGTTTTGATGCGATGCTCGCGGATGTCATTCTTCCAATAGCTCCCGACCGAACCCATGAAGATGATGTCGATGGGACGAGCGTGGTAGCTTCGATTGTTTTGTTGGATTGCCTTGAGGACGGCGGAATAGTAGTCCCCGTATATGACTCCGTTAAAGGGTATGATCTTTTTGTGGAGTTCTTCCGGGACGGCAAGGCGGTTGTAGGTGTGTTTCAGGATACCGCGGACCTTGGGGGCCAGGGTGTTGACATAGCCGTACTGGATGGTGTCCCGGAGGTAGGTGTCGTCGTGGAGGTCAACGATAAAGAGTGGGTAGTTGATGTCACTATTGGGGTCGATTATCCGGGGGTCTGCGATAACACAATCGTAGTCCCGCGGGTCGGAGCAGCAGGGGGTCGAGTAGGTCCAGTTGATCGTGGAGCAGAGCGATAGGAACCGCGGGTTTGGAGGCCAGAATGGTTCGGCCCACATCGACTTACTGAGAGGGTGTTGGAGTCCGCTGCCGGGACTGACAAAAGAGTCTGCGAACCAGAGGAGGACGTTGAGGGGTTTCATCGCTTTAGTACCTGCGGTTGGGAGTTGGAGGTTGTGAACTCGCGGTGGCATTGATGGAAATACTTCTCCCAATCGGATGCCATCCGGCCGATGTGGAAAAAGTCTGGTAGGGGAGGCGGTTTCCGGGGTGACGACAAGTCGAGTGCTAAGCCGTCTAGGTCGAACCCTTCCCAGAAGTATTCTTCCAAATTGAACTCTTCTATGAATGGATGATGGACCCCGGCTGTCTTCAAACCGCAGTAGGCGGCTTCGAGGAAGGTGAGAGGAAAGGCCTCATTAGGGGAGACCATTAAGGCGTAGTCGGCGGCTCGGTAGATGTCGGCGATTCCGGGACCGAAGGTTGGTTGAACGAATCGGACGTTTCCGGTTCCAGCATCAAGGGAAGAGGCGAGGGAGTACGAAAGAGGACCCCAACCATAGAGGACAAAATCATATCCCGGATATTGCCGTGCAAGGTCCAAGACTCGTCCGGGATTCTTCTCACTGGAAAGTCGGGTAACGCAGAGGAAGGCCGGTCGGTCTGAGGAGAGTCCGAGTTGTTCTTTGGCGTGCCCTCTTGAGAGACGCGAAGATAATCGGTCAGGACTGATTCCGTTCGGGACCACTGAGACGCCCACTCGTTCAGTAATGTCGGTCCCATATGCGACCGCCGCAGAGGTAGATACGGCCCCGTAGAAGTTCGCTGAAAACCCCGGGACATACTGTCGAGAAGTGTGGGAGACGAGGACGGTAGGGATATGATGTTCCCGCATGATTGGCAGGAAATCGTAGTGACCCCATGCAACGAGCAAATGGGAGCGGGCAGCGAGTTCGGAAACGTCCCCGGGAGTGTAGAGTTGAACGGAGCGGGGAAGTTCGGGAAGTAGTGAGGGTTGTTCATAGGCTGAGTCCGGGATTACTAGGCCTGAGCAATGCACGTTGCTGAGGTTCCTAATGAGGTCAATAAGCCATCGCTCGGCACCGCCAGGGGCCAAGCTGGGAGTGATAAATCCGACCTTGAGGGACGGACGGAAGAATTGGGAGTGGTTATCAAAACTGTTCATTGAAACTCCTAGAGGGAAGAGTATGAAGGCGGGCTGGCCGGATTGGTTCCAGGAGGAATCGAACCTCCCCGCACCGGGTACCCCCCACTGGCCAAGGCCAATTGCCAGAGAACGGTTAGCTAGACGTTCTACCCACCTCCATACTCCAACCGGAATATAGAATAGGAATAGAGCGGGGTCAAGAGGTTACTGGATAAGGTCGCCCGGGGAGGGTGTCTTAGGGGGCGGGGTGGGAGTGAGACAGTGTTCGAAGTTGGGAAGGATGGGGAGCGGGCAGTCGGTGCCCTTGATCGGGGAAGTCGTGGTCGGGGAAGTGGGGAGTCCCTTGGTCTTGGTGAGAATGCCGCGAGTGAAGTAGAGGGTGATGCAGGAGGAGGTTCCCGAGCAGGACTCCCCGGCCCATCCTGAAAAAGAAACAACGGTGTCGATGCCCGGCTTGAGCCATTCGGTTTCAACGCACGGCCCGGGAGTCTTGGCGACGAGGATGGAGCCAGGGGCGGCATTGTCGTCATTAGGGAGACGTAGCTTGATCTTTCCTTCCTTGGGCGGGAGGAGGAGAGAGGCTAGGTTTCCTTTCAGAAACCGGAGGCCCCCGGTCAACGTGACTTGACTGAGGGTTGGGGCGGATGAATAGGCAAGGGGTTTGTCGAGACCTTGGCCGATGGCGACCGAGTTGGTCGGTCCGCCTTTGAGGTCGATAATGACTTCCCTAATGCCTTCTTTTTCGGCATCGAACGGCTTGACTCTTTTGACAAGTCGGAGTCCGCTGTTCTTTCGAACCGTGACAAGGTTGGGAAAAAGCGTGCATTTGGTTTCTGTTATCTCTTCGGAAGGAAGACAGTCGGCTTGCCATGTTACGAAGATAGGGGCAATGGAAACGATGTTCCAACGTCCTGCGGGATGTTCCCCGGGTTGGTAGTTGAAGCGAGCCAGGCACCACGTATCCCAAGGGATAAGGGTTCCCATCACGTTGTACGCTTCAATAGTGGAGAACGGAATAGGTTCAAGTTTTTTGTTGGCCTCTTGGTGGTAGTAGAGGTTGAAGAATGCTTTCTCTTTGTGGGGGAGTCCGTAGCGTCGGGGGTTGAACGGCTGACCCGGCTTGAGGATTTGGCAGGAGAGCGAGTCTTTATCGGGGTCGCCGGAAGCGGAGCCGGTTGAGGCTGGTTTGGGTAGCTTGCAAACGATCAGGCGTTCATGGGGAACGTGATGGCGGGCATTGTCGGGAGGGGCAATCCACTCGCGGCCCGGAGTGGGGGCGAAGTCGAGAGTGAGGCCTTCATGGGTGATGGGATGATGAACCGCGGGGTTGAAGTTGTAAGGGAGGACCGCAGGTTTGGTTTTGATGCCGGGGAGATGATCGGAGGGAGTATCGTAAAACGTAACGGCCGAGAGGTAGTTGCCCGGCCTAACGGGGACAATACCGGAGTAGGTACGGGACGAGTTCGACCAGTATTGAGAGAGGGGTTGGACGATTTGTTGGGCGTGAGACTTGGCAAACTCGGTCACCTTGCGGATGTTGTCCTGATTGCGGTCGTCCTTTTGATAGTCGAACGGGACCCATACGGTGAAGGTGGTTCCGGGGATGGCGAACTTGGCCAAGGCCGGAGCGAGTCCGGCAATGGCGAAATCGAATGATCGGCCTGGGTTGTCCCGCCAAAGGTCCTGAAAAGAAACGTGGTTGCCCGGGTTGAATTGATATTGGGCATCGAGCGAGAAGACGTTGATGCGGATATTAGCGGGGACTGCAAGCGACTTGACAGGGTCCGGGTCGGTGTCAATCAAGCGACCGTGGTTGTCTTCAAAGATGCGGAGGAGGCCCTTGTCGGGTTCGTTCTTAATGTCGTCGCATATGAAACCACCATCGCTTGGGAAGATGGTGTGACCCATGAAGTCCAGAAAGGATAGAACGCTGTCCCATCCGGCTGTCTGATCTTGGTAGAGGTTGGAAGGGAGTCCGTTCGGATAGGTGGAACGGTCGGCTACTCTTCCGAGAACTCCTGAGACGCTTGCCCATAGTTGGTCAAAGATGGTTTGGTAGCCAAGGTTGGGGTCTGGGAGTTGGTTGGGTTGCCGGACAGAGGTTCGAGAGCGGATGGCCGACCAGTTGGCATAGATTCGAGCGTCAGCCAATTCGACGAGGAAGGGCGAAGTTGGAAACGGTTTGTTGTTGTGGTCGGCGGTACCTACGGTGATTCCCAAGGTGCGGACGATGGCTAACTTGGGGAACGTGAACTCGGTGTTGCCGTCGCTGATTCGGAGAGTGTGGACGGGGGAGCGGAGAGGTGCGACCCCGGCAATTTTGGAAAGGAGGTCGGCGGTTGCCAGAACGAACCCGCGAGAGGGGTGCCGACCCCGGACGTTGCAGAAGCTATTAGCGAGGCTTGAGAAAGCGTCGGTAGGGTAGTCGAGGTTACGGCATTGCTCGTAAAACTCCGACGGGTCAATGTCGAGGTCAAACCCGTCGATTGACCAGAGGGAGTTATATGTCATAGGGGGTCAGATTTTGGAGAGTATTACCCGCGAGGGGTCTTGGCGAGGTAACGGATAGTAGATGCGGTTTGTCTTCCAGTCGGAGTCTTTCTCAGTTTGCGGAGCATATTAGCAGCTTCCTTTCTAGCCTTATAGGCATTCGTTCCTTTCAGGGAGCGGGAATGATGCCGGGCTTTGTAGAGTTTGGAGGCTGCTTTCAACTTGTTAAGCCCTGACATGCCCATAGTTTGACACCCTGTTTAGAGGAATACTTTTTGGCCAAGGCCAGCTTTTTGGTGAGTTTGGTGAGTATTACTTCTTCGGTCGGAATCGTTTGTGAATCTTCGCCATTCTCAATACGTGTTTTGTTCCTACTTTTAACTTTGCCATTACTTACTCCCTTTACGAGAGGAGAACTTTTGGGCCAATGCGACCTTTTGTTTGACGCGGAGGTTAGAGGAGGGGGAAACACCAAGTCGGGCCGCAGCGTTGTGGATAGTGCGGTGGTGGCGAAGTTTGTGAAGGAACCTCCACGCGGCAAGGTGTTGCAGGCGTGTAGGGTACTCGCTGAAGGCCGGGGAGCCTACGTGGATACGGCGGTCGAGTTCGTCGACCCGCCCCCATCGAACTCCGCGTGGCTTGCTCATTCTTCGTCTTCGTAGTCGTTGTCAAAAGGGTCGGGGGAGTTTTCGATGTAGGGATCATCCGGGTCGTCAACAATCCGATCGGTCTCGTAGGGCTTGGAGTTGAACATGTTACACCGCTAAGCCGAATTGTTCTTTATATTCAGGAGGCACGGGACCCGCCGAGGGTTGACCGCGGACTGCTTCCTTGTCTGCATTCTCGTCGGATTCCGAGTCGCGGACAAGTCCGAATGGGACGATGGAGTAATCGTAGTCGGTCTGGTAGTTGAGGCGGATCAGGGGGGCGATGATCTGCTCGTTGAAGTCCCGGATGACGGCGGCAGCGTAGCCGTGCAACGTGGTGAAAAAGGAGTGCTGGGGGATGGATCGGCCGGACCAGCCGGAACCGACTTCAGAGGCTTCGAGAACTTCGGGCGGGATGCCCATCCCCTCGAAAATCTCTTTCTTGAGGTCCTGGTAGTATTCGAGCATGTTGGTGACTGACGGGCCTGCCTTGGCTTCGTCGATTTCCCAAAGACGGTTTCCTTTCTCGTCCCGTTTGTTGGGGAAGGCGAGGGCGGCACCGCTGCGACGTTGGTTGATAAGCTGGCGAGCCAGTTGTTTGTTGGCCCGCGAGCCGTCCGGGTCGGCACCGGGACCGGAGGTTGTTCCGGGGGTGGCACCGGGAGGGTAGTAAATGATGTCGCCGCTATAAGCGTACTTGTGATAGTAGAGGCGGCGGACGTCGTGGGCACCGCCATCGGCATAGAGGTCCATCCACGGCTGGAACGCACCGTAGAGGACGGACCGGCCATAGTATTTATGGAAGTCCCGATTTTGAACGCACCACAACGACTTGATACCACCGATGTAGAGCGGTTTGTGGGATGAGCTATTGGAGTCGTTACGGACGACTTTAATGCAATCCTTCTTCCCGGTCTTCTTTTTGATTTGGAGACGGATGTCGCGTTGTTGAAGTGGTTCGAGGTGGTCGTAGCAGTAGTCGTCGTCGTGGATGCGGTAGACGACTTCAGAACCCGAGAACCCGTATTCGAGAGAGGTCAACGCGGTCTCGACCCCGTTTTCCCAGAATCGGGTGATCTGGTCGCAAATGAACTTTTTGATCGGGGAGGGTTTGCCCGGTTTGGATTGTTCGTCGCGAACGTAGAAACGGCACTTGGAGAGGATGGGACCTTTGATGGTCTTGAGGCCGAGCGAGATACGCGGCTCCCGGAGCATGTCGGGAACGTGGTCGCGGAGGAATACCGGCAGGCGGTTGACGACAGAGATGTACCCGGTCGTGGCCTGGGGTGTATAGCCTGCCGTGAAGATTTCAAGCAGCGGGTCGCTCATTTTGTTTTCCTGCGTTCTTCGGCCAGGATGAAATCAGCCTGGGCACGTTCTGCTTTCTTCTTATCGCCTGTCTCGGCCAGAGTCAACAAATAGACTCTTTCCGGGGTAGGTCGAGTTCTTATTCGCCTTTGCCGAATCTCGGAAATGAGGGCAAGGCGGGTTCGGTCTCCGTAGACGATTGATCGGTAGGGTTCGGGGAGGGTGATGCAGTCGAATCCAAGTTGAGAAGAGAGGACAGCGAGTTCTCCAATTTTTTTTTATAGTCCTCAAATGCGGCACGGGTAGCGGTGAAGAAGTTCCACGCGGCGGTCTCGGTGATCTTCAGATCGGGACGACCGGCCAACTCCTGCATGTAGGTGACTACGCCAGTGAGGAAGAATTCGACGGTCTGCGGGGCATCCTTCAACAGCTTCGATTCGCGTGAGATTTTCTCTAAGCGGCGGTTGGCCCCTACAATGTCAACATCGAGGGAGATTTTTCTTTCAGGAAAATCGGGGTCCGGGATGTGAACTCGGAAGAGGTCGGGAAGGAGCGTGTACTCGGGAGTGGACATTACATTCTCCGAAAATCTTTGGCGTCGGGTTTGGTGACTGTAGCGTCCCCGTTGGGAGTGCTGTCGAGGGAGTAAACCTTATCCCATGAGGCCAAGTATACCGGGCAGGTGAACTGGCCGATAGTGCGATGGGAGAAGCGGCCTTTGCCGACCGGAGTAGCTTTGGCTCCGCCGTAGGAAAGGAGTTCGATGTTGGGGATGGGAAACCCCGCCCGTATCGCGTGGCCCTTCATGCGGACGTAGTAGCCGGATTGGGTGCGGCGGTGAATGATCGGAGGGGAGACGGAACTTCCGGGCGGGGAGGATGGGATGGTCCCCGCGGTCATTTCACCCGGGCTATAGGACTCGGGACGTTTGAGGGGTTGGTGAGCGTAGGTCTGGGTATTGCGGACCCACTCCACGTTGTTCTGAAAGTAAAGCCAGGACTGCTCCGGGTCCGGTTTGTAATCGTCCAAGTAATGAGCTTTGTCAGAGGGAGAGGATGGACCGTTGTCCTTTCCAATGACGATGTTGGAATCCTCGCACAGTCCAACGATGGAATCCTCTTCGGTTGAGTGCATCATCTTGGCATAGCCGCGGGTATCCCAATGCCCGTTGACCAGCATGGAGGTTCGATATGAATCCCATGAAGTGGTTGGGGTGATAGTCCACAAACCACTGGCCGGGAGGATGTCCCGGAGCGAGCAAGAGATTTGCCAACTGAGACTGAAGCTCATGGACCGGCCGAACAACTCCTCTTGGATGCCGATATGGTCGATCAGGATGAACCGGGCGGGTTTGCCGCGGCGGTCACGACCCTTGCGGATAGCTTCCTTTCTGGCCTGGAAGCACAGGAGGAATGCGACCCAAGCGTACCAACGCGGGTACCCCTTCGCCACTTCGATTCGGCCCGAGAGGTTCATAAGCCAGATTGACATACCCAGGCTTTCATTATCGACCCCATATGTGACGTCGGGTCGGATGATGCCGGGGAAGTAGGGATTGTCGCTCGGGATTTCGACGTCGGTGATAGAGAAGCGGAGAGTGCGTTTATCGGCGGACAGGGTAAAGTCTTGCTGGACTCGCTCGTAGCCCTTGGGCAGAACGACCTTGATCTTGTGACGGTAACGGTCCGCCGTGTCGGTAACTTCGTTGCCGTTGCGGGTGGCGGGGATTTCGTAGAGGCCGGAGACGGTGCGGGCGGTGAGGCCGGATTGGCCGATGCTCCAATTCATCTCGTAAACGAATTGGGCCAAACGACCGGGCGGGTGAGCGGTTCCGCAATTGGAGATGTGGAATTCGCAGGTCCAAGTGAAGTAGACAGCTTGGGCACCGACAGCCTCGGACCATTCGAGCATCCTAGGTTTGGGTCCGTATGTGACGTCAGCTTTGTTGGAGTTGACGACGAACGCGGAACCGAACCCCTTGTCGGTGAACGTAAAGGTTTTGCCGGGTTCGAGGAGTTTGCGTTGAAGCTCGGGCCACCCGGTTGCCTCATTGTCGAGCGTGCCGGGGATTACGTTGTTGCCCGTGTTCGCGTCGAAATTGTGAAAGGTCCCGCTAATGGTGCATATGTGACGGACGTACTTCATCCCGCGGCCCGCGTCGTCTTCGACCGGGAGGAGTTGAAAGCGGGATTTGATTTGAACCGGGAAATCGACTCCGTTATAAGAGGCGGTCCCGGTTCCTGAAAGAAAACCTGCCATTAGGGAAGTCTCGGTTGGTCGCGGTCAATGAAGTTCTGAGGTTCAAGGAATTGTAGCACCTCACGTAAGAACTTGCCGCCCTTCGATTGCTGCTGCATTCGTAGGTAATAGGCTGCGGCCGGGGATATAACGAGAATGATGGCGTCGGCTAACTGCTTGGCGGTCTCGGGAGAGAACCCGGCTTTGACCAGAAAGTTTTCGAGGTCTTGGATTTTCTGGGAAGCATAGTCCTTTAGCTGCCCGCCCATCTCGGCCAGATCGGCCCAACCCTTCACGATGAAGCTGATTCCTTCGAGGATGTCGGTAAGGATAGGGAGAGCTAGTTCGATGAAAGCGATTTTGATCTTCTCGATACTTTCCTGGATTTCGGTATTGACCTCTACAAACTCTGCCAACCCGGGGCCGATACGTTCGTCTCGGTAGAGTTCGGTTTCAAGGCGGCTCACCTTGCGGTCGGCAAATGCTACGGCAACATCACCGCTATAGGGAGCGAGAGCTTCGGCCATCGCCTCCAAGTTGTTTGTGGCCAGTTGGATTGCATCGACGAACCCGCGGAGCAGGTCATCGGCTATGTTCAAATTGAGGCCGGTAATGGCTTCGATAGGGTCGAGAGCGTAGGTAGCGGAACTGGCAGCGGATGCGAAGGGTGCCAGGGCTGGGGACCGCCCTCCTGTTATTCCACCTGCTATTGATGCCATTCCTTGATTGATGGTTTGGCTGAGATGGGAGTTGATTTGAGAAACGACGGTAGCCACGATACCGGCCAAGGCGAGAGGTCCCGCGGCTGCTCCCGCTCCGGCGATAAGTCCGCTACCTAGGTTGCCTGCGGCTTGGCCGAGGAGGCCGGAGCCGGTCAGGCCGGTGACGCCGGAACTGAGGAGGTTACCGAGTATGTCGGAACCCTGTCCGGTAATGGAGTCACCAATAGAGCGAAGGAAGTCACCTTGAGCACGGTCTTCGGGAGTAGTGTCCAACCATTCTCTGAAGGTGCCGGAGAACTCTTCGTCGTTGATGTAGGTATCTATTTCGTTGTCGGCCTGGATGCGGGCCGCTTCGCGATAGACGTCTTTGAGGGAGTCGTCCATATCGGAACGACCCTCAATCGACTGTTGAAAGATTTCCTCTGCCCTACGTTTGTGGAGCGTAGTCGAGGAGGGGGAACCCGGGGGTGTGGTCGATTGGGGAGGAGGAGAAGAGGGGGGCGGGTTGGGGTTCGGGTTGGGAGACGATGGAGCAGAACCGCCCGAGGAGGGTTTCCCCGAGCGGTCGTTTAGATTGAATTCGACGCTGACTCGATCATCGGATGCCATAGCCTACCGGGAGTTACTAATGGAAAAACTTCTTCGCCCCGCTGTGAGTGTAGGGGAAGAGGAGGAAACGGATGGGCACTTGTCGGAGTCGGGTACCGATAAGAGTGCGTACGTTGAAGTTGGGGGCCAGGAGGGCCTTGGAACAAGTGATCGTCGCAGGAGTTGCGGTGGTTCCAGCGACTGCTGTGAGGACGAGAGGAAGGGCGATGCCGGTGCCGAGACGACCGACTTGGCCCAAGACGCCGAAGGTGGCCGACCAGGGCCAGAACGCGGCAGCAGCACCGGCAGCGTCGAACTCTTGGAGGACCATTTCGAGGTAGAGGCGGTTACCCCGAGTGATGGTGTCTTGGATGGTGTCTCCCTCATTGTCGCCAGTGATTTCGATCTGACTGTTGAGGATGTCCAACGGGGCGGCATCTTCGAGGATGCCTAGGGAGTCCCCGTCATAGGTGACTGTATACGGTCCCGCTACAAACGTCATGGCTGCTACCTATCGAGTCTAGTAATGGAAGCTAAACGATGATCGGAGGAGTAGAGGGAGTTTTTACTTGAACGGATTCGGGTGGAACGTAGGAGGGGTCGATGTGGTCGGGGTGGTTGCAGTAGAAGCAGGTTATTTCCCGGTCGCCGGCTGGACTTTTGGAGTAGGAGTGAACGCGGGCGAGAGGGATTCTTTTTTCAGGGGAGAGGTGAGCGTTACAGGCAAGTTCGTACTTGATGTGGTTGTCGCCGGTCTGGATGGCTCCTTTGATCCGCCCGTCTTCGCAGGGGACGATGGAGTGAACAACGGAAACGGCCACGCTGTTACCGATCGGATTACCGGGTGTGAACGGGCAAGGGACCTTTGAGGCATCGGTGTTCTCGCTGTAGAAGACGACCCGGGCCTTCTCTAGCTCTTTGGCGAGTTGCGAGTAGGAACGGAAGGGACGGAGGCCGGGACCGATGCCAGGAAAGCCGCTCATTATGTCACGTTCTCAAAGGTTTGGAGTCGTCGGGCACCGCCGAACCGGACGTTCAGCTTGTGACCGTAGTTTACGGTCTTGGAGGCGTTGATGCTAGTCTTCATCGAAAGGGGAGGAGGGGCAGGGTCGGAAGCGAACCAATCAGGTCCGACAGCGATGGGAGCAGGGTCGTTCCCGGCCCAAATGTAGGGTTCGACGAACTTGTTAGGGGTCGGGTCGGCTCCCGGGTTAATGAGGGCGTTCGCCGCTCCCATTACGGTAATGCAGTTGGGGATGAGGCTGGCCATCACGGCTCGGGCGATGGCCAGGATTCCGCTCTCGTCTTTGGTGTAGATTTGGTCACCGATGCGATGCTTGGGGACCCAGCCGGAGCGTTTGGTGATACAGACCGCAAACCCCATCACCTCGTCAATGCCGAGATGTTGATTGGGGTTTGGACCAGGGACCCACTCGGTTCCGTAGATGGCAAGGTAGAACCCGGGACCTCCCCACTTCGGGTCGGGCTGCTCGTCCTCTTGAATGTCGCATGAGGAGGAGTCGATACCCAAGTCTGCGTGGAGTTGGTTGCGGGCGGCGATGAGGAGGTGTGCAAGGCTCATGTGTACTTTCGGAGATGTTCGGCGGTTTTACGGGCAGCGTAGGCGGCAGCTTCGGTGACCCAGGACTTCATCGACCGCGGCCATATCTTTCTGGCCTTATTAAAGAACTTGGCATGATCGACGTCTAGCCCGATTATCAATCGGCCCGGACTTTCTGAAAGAAACTGCCCGTCGGGAGGGGTGTAACTGTCTCCGCTAATGGTACCTGGACGGCAAGCTCGGATTAGGTCGCCGTTGTGAACGCCGATAGGGATTCGGGACCGGGAGTTTTTCCAGGCGATGCGACGGGCCATTGCTTCGGCCTTAGCAGTCGGCATTACCGAGGACAGGTCCTTTTTGGCCTTGTTGTACTCTTGCTGCCATTTGTCTAGTTGGCGTTGGGTGAGGAGGTTGAATTCGGTGACGGCACCAAGCTGCATCGTGCGGGCCTTGCGGGCCAGTGTAGAGTCCGCTAATGGCTTCCATCGGTTACCGAGAGAGTCGGTTCCGCCGTTGGCCCGGGCGATGTAGGACTTGAGGAGGAGGGAAAAGAGTTTGTGGACGAAGTGAGAGGTGAAGACGCGGCGGATGTCGTCGTGAGAGGAGTTCCGGCCGCTAAGGGTGGAGGGGAGGGACGAGAGAATATCCCGGAGTTTCTGAGCCGGGATATTCGAGTTGATCGTGATGTCCATGAGGAATACTCCCCAAAATCTGACCCCCTACTCCTGTCCTCCGAACATCGGGTTGATGTCGGGTAGGACAAGATCGGTACCGCCTGTTGACGTTTGGGTTTGGGTCCGGATTTTGGCCTTCACAAAGTTGTGGTCGATGACCACGTTGGAGAGAGCGGGGGTGTTGTCGTAGGCCACAGGGATGCGGGGGATGTTCATACGCTCGTCTTTGACGGCTTCGAATTCTTCGATGATCTGAGCGTAACGGGTTCCGTATTGCTCGGGGTTGCCCTGACGGATGGAGAGGAAGTAGCAAGCGATGTAGGACACGCGGCGGCGAACCCACTTGCTGTTGTTGAGGTCGGAAACGCGGTAGCGTTCCGCTAGGTACTGGTTGGCGACGTCGGTTGCCTCTTCGATGACGTCGGTCAACTTGGCCTGTTCTTCGACACTGAGGGAGGAATCTTCATCATCGTCGGTTCGGAGTTCGACGGCGATGGCTCCGAAGATGGATTCCATTTCGGTTTGGCTTGTGTACAGGTAGGGGATTGTTTCAGGCATTACTAAGGCCTTTCAAACACGACCACGATTTCACTGTAACGGATGAAGAGTTCGGCAACTTCGGTTCCGAAGTTGCCGACCACAAGGTTGAACCCGACTCCATCATTTCCGCTGTTGATCGGTTCGAGGAGGTCGATGTCCGTCTCAGCCAGCGTTCCAGTAAATTCTACCGTATACGGTCCGCCGTTGCTCCCTGTTACGGTGAAGTCGCCCGGGCCGGGAGTGGCCAGATTCTCCAAGGCGGTCTGGACGTTGGCGGCGGATGCGGTGATCGAGAGGGACGCGGTGTCTTCGCCGTTGAGCGAGAGTCCCCATGTTCCCCCGGCTTGTCCTCCGGTGAGGGTGACAAGTTGTTTTTCGTTGCGACCGAGCCGGGCCTCTTGGGTCACCCGGATGAAGACGGTAGCTCCGGTGAGCGAAGGGGTTGCAACGATCAGTGGTTGTTGAGTGGTTCCTAGGCTGCCGTCGAATTGGATGTCCCAATAGGTTTTCCCGCCAAGGGTCCCTTTGGTGACGGTGACGCCTCCGGCCCCTACCGTGGAAAGGGCCTCAAATGCGGAATCAACAGCAGCAGCGGAGGCGTTCCAGGCGATAGCCGCGGTGGTTTGTCCTTTGAAGGTGAGAGTAAACGTCCCACCATTGACCCCGGTATTGTTGATGATTACACGCTGCTTGGTGCTTTGACGTCCGCCGCGTTGCTTGAGTCCTTGGCTCTTGAAGGGGACCCAGTAGCCGCTAGGGGTTTCGTACCAAGTGGATGAACCGACTACCTGGGTGTTGCCGGTGTAGTTCTCTACATACTGGTCGCTTCCCAACGTAGCGATGGCGTTCGAGTAGTTGTAGGTCTTGCGGTAGAGTTGGAGACAGAGGCTCCGATTCTGAGTTTCGGTTTCCTGGGCGGCAGTCATGGATGGGGTGACCCACGACTTCTCATAGAACGTCATATCGGTTCCGGCAAGGTTGCCGGTGAACTCGACTTCGTAGTATCGCTGCATCGTGCCAGCGGGAACGGGTGCCCATATGGAGCGGTCAATAAGTCCGGTGCGGACGATGAAGTCTCCATCGAGGATGCGAAGCTCCTGCTGCCACCACGGGTACTGAGGCGTGGTGATAAGGTCCCACATCGCTTGGATGTCTTGGGTGTATTGCTGATCGTTGTATTCAGGCCAATAGCGGGTTCCAGAACGCCAAGCTGCTACGCTCCCTTCCGGGAATAGATGTTCGCCCGGGTCGGCCAGAGGATGTCCTTCCGGGGTCGCTCCGCCCGAGAATTGGATGACGCCTAAACGGGCATGTTCGGTAGAGGGTGTGAACCCGCCGTACGGATAGGGGGCGGATGGGTTGTTGAGACGCCAGCACAGCCATTGGTAGATGGTGTTCTTTGATTGGCCGCTTTGGAGGTAGGAAACGGACATCGACCCGCCCCCGGACAGCGTGAGGCCTGCGGCGTTGGCGGTGAGAAGGGAGACGTCGGTTTCGGCGTAAGTCGCGTCGAACTCGATTGACCAGATTGAGGTGGATGAAGAGGTGACAATGACGTCCCCGGGGGCGATGTTCGAGAGGGCTTCCAACGCTGCCTGGACAGCAGCAGCATTGGCGTTGTAGTTGATGGCTGCGGTCGTTTGTCCGTCGAATGTGAAGGTGAACGTGCCCGCGGATGCTTCGGTCGCGTCGGCCTCTTGGATTTCGTTGAGAGGTTCCTGCCCCTCTTGAATGATGGTGATCTGGACGTAGGGGTTGGTGAGGTTGGGTTGGGTGAAGTCGGACGGACTCCAAGTGTCGCCCCAGAGCGGGTCGATGGTCGGAGTGTAGGAGAGTTTTCTTTCAGAAGCTCCCCACGCGGGTCCGTGGCCATCGGTATCGACATAGTTGTCCCCGACCTCGACCCCGTCCCGAATCATCGTAAGACGGGAGAGGCCGACGTTGGGGTTATTACCGCCCCCAACAATACGACCATAGAGGTTGATCGTGATTTTGGTAATGGTTGAGCCGGAGGGGATCAACGTAGAGAGGGGTTTGTAGAAGTGGGCCAGAAGGAAATCGGAAGTGGTTCCGGGCGGAAGAAGGGTAGAGGTTTCGTCAGTGTTGTTGAACCAAGAGGAAATGGCCGACCAGCTAGGACCGCTGCCAATGGTGAAAGGAGCGGCGGCGGCAGGAATCCACTTCAGGCTTGGGTCCCCCGCTTCTCCCGGTACGGACGGGTCATGGAAGACTTCCAGAGCGACCGTGACACCGGGGACTGCTCCCTGAAAGAAGAGGGTTCCGGCTTCGATGTAAACCTTACCGGAGTCATATGGAGGATCAAACTCAACTACGGAGCCACCACCGTTGATGACTTCGGTGAGGTCGGAAGAGAATCGGACGCCTCCGTTTGAAGAGGAAGTCCAGACTTTGTAAGAACGAACACCTTCTGGAAGGGCTACTGTGTAGACCTCCGCGGGGTTGGTGAGAAGTTGGCGGAGGGTTGTACGTCGCATTTTATTTCAGAACATTTTCTTAATATGCTTCCGGGAGTTGCCCAACCCCCGAGAACGGTACTGATTCGCGAGGGCAGTCCGTTTCTGCTTTTTACCGTGACCGGGAACCATGCCAAGACCGAACTCGCGAGCCTTGCGAATTTTCCCGATAAGTGTTTTGGTTCCCTTTTTCATTAGCAGAGTCTACCTTTGTTATGACGGCCCTGTCGGACAGTGGTGAGCGATGCGGAGGGCTTGCCGTCGTTGCTTTCCTACCTTTGTACTCTTACTGTACTTGCGTTTGCTCCAATCACCTACCCCTTGGGTTCGACTTTGAACGATCGAAACTCGGGTGGTTGCAGTACGGTTTTTCATTTTTTCTTTCAGGAGTTATTGGTAACCCCGGCGTCTGGCCTTTGCATTCGCGGCGGCAAGTCCCCGGAGAGTCTTGCTTTGAGGATGGGATTTGTTGTACTTCTTTTTTACCTTGTGGTAGTGAGAAGGGTCCCCGGCTCCTCGGGTGGCGTACTGAATGCTTTTGACGATCTTTTTTGCCCGACTCATTAGCAGAGTCTACCTTTGTTGTGGCGTCCTTGCCGGACTGTGGTGAGGGAAGAGGAAGGTTTGTTGCCAACCGCTTTGACTCCCCGGACTCGGCCTTTCGCTTTTCGGCGGGCCTTGTACTCGGGCTGCATGTGTTTGGGGATTTTGCTCATAGTCTGGTTCGCATTTTGGTGACTTGCTTCGCGACCCGCTTAGCCATTCCACCTTTGCGGAGGAATTGCTTCTTCGCGATGTTGTAGTTTTGCCGGAGGACCCCGGCTTTCCGTAAGCGGTTTGCTCGACCTTCAGGGGTAGCTTTGCTGAGGCTCATTAGGTTACCCTTCCGAAAGTGTGAGACCCTACAAAAATGGGGCGGCGGACCCCTCAAAAATCCGCCGCCCCTTACCCTCTCCCTCACACGATCAATGTAGCCGGATGGACGGGGGATTAAAAGACCACCGTGCCGTAGGCGAACGCCTTGGGAATGTAGATCGCGATTACTTCAAACTCTTGGATACCCGTTTTCGGGCACTCATTACCGTTCCCAAGCGGACCTTCCCTTGAAGTTTGAGTCTACGCTTGGTGGACCGACTGTCGTAGTAGCGGCCACGGTCAATTTTCTTGGCTTGACGGAGTTTCATAAGCTGTTCCAAGTGATAGTATGCGGAACGGCAGGGTCCCCTTACCGTTCCGCAACGGGCGATACGAATCGGGAGCTAGGGACTCCCCCAACCCCCGCGAGGATTAGAACACTACCGTACCGTAGGCGAACGCCTTGGGAATGAATACGGCGGGCATACCGACATCCAGCGTTTTCATTTCGAAGCCGGGCGGGTCGATGACGCGAGTCGTCCAAGACGACAGGCCGAACCGTTCAGCGGGTTCGCTGTTGAGGTTTTCGCCGACGAGTTCGGAGCCGTTGTACCATTCGGCCAACGTGCCGCTGATGTCGGGAGTGAACATGGCGTTGTTGTCACCGATAAACTTGGTGTAGGTGCCGTCAACCTCCAAGCCGCCGTCGTAAACGTGGAAGAGGAGCCAGGGCACCGCGTTGAAACGGACGGTGAACCCGGTGTCGGCCACTCCGTCCGGTCCGGTCAGGCCGGTCGGGTTGAAGGTCTCAAACACGCGGTTTGCGGTACCGGCGTACTGCTGCATCGCCGTGTTGGCCATCACGTTGATAATACCGTTGCTGTTCATCCAACAATGGCGGAGCGGGTAGCCGTGAAGCTGTTCGAACGCGGCGTTGATCTTGAGCAAGTGGAGGACGATGTTGGTCCCGGTATTGGCCCAAGTGGCTCCGAGGATGTCCCCCGTTCCCAACATATTCAGTTGGGATTTGTTGCCCGAGGGAATCTTGAAGTCGATGGTGAAGTTGCCGCCGCTATCGACCGGAATCCAGTCGTCGCCGCTGATCTTCACCATGAAGGTGCCGCCGCGGAGAACACGCGAGACGATGAACTCGCGGGTGTTTTTGAAGAGTTGAGACATATACTCTTCTTGCTGGGTCACGTAGCGTTGGCCACGTTCATCGACCGTGCCCCAGCCCGAACCGAGTGCCCGTGTCTTGAAGAGGCGGTCCCAGAGGAGCAAGGCCTTTTCATGCGAGCGGTAAGCGGCCATCGAGATATGCCCGATGGTGTTCAAGGCCCGAGTGCCGGGGCCGGTGCCGCTCGGGCGACCCCGGGCCAGTTTGCGGGTCTTATCCATGATGTCCCAACCAAACAACCGACCGCCTTGGTCGGAGGTGTTGGCTCCGCCAGGACCCATACCCATGAAGTCCTGAAAGCGGGACTGCGGAGTCTTAATCCGCGAAATTGCCCGGGTGACGGTTTCCGTTCCGAGCAGTTGATGCGTTGCGACGACAGCCATTTGAGTTCTCTTTCAGGACAGCTTGGGTGAGACGATGTTGGGGTTAGTAATGACGGAGGTAAGGGAGAGGGTTGTGTTGCAAGGCGATGGACTAGGCGACGGTCATGGTGTTCGCACCGCAGGGGCGGACGATCCACTTCGACGAGCCGATGCCGATGATTTCGACCGAAGCACCGATCTTATTGCCAGCAGTCGAGAACGTGACCGACGATGCGGCAGCGTTGTTGAAGGTAATCAGTTGGTTCGCGGCAGCGGAGGCGACCGCCATGTTCTGATCGACCGCGTTGAAGAACATGAACCGCATACCCTTGTTGTTGGTTACCGCGGGCAGGGTGAATGTCACCGCCCCGGCTGCCCCAAGAGTGGTGAACATGCTCGCGTGGTCGGCTTCGACCAAAACGAGGTCAGCGGTCCGGTTGATGATGGCTCGGTAGCCGCCGTTCGCACCACTGACCAGATATTCATGGTACATGTCGTCAAACATGAACCGACCGGCGAGCAGGCTGCGGACGTTGTACTCGGCAGCGTCGGCGTCGATGCCTGCCGAGGCGTTGCCGGGGACGATCAGCGACTTGGCTTTCACGTTGCCGCCGACGAGGATGAAACCCCAGCGGTCGGCGTTCGCACCCTGCAATTGGGTACTCAGGTCGAAGACAAGAACGCCCGCGAGGTATTGGTAACCATCGGGGGTTCCGGCGCCTGCGGAGTTGGGGGTCCATTCCTTGACCACGTAGTTGCCAGCCGCCCGAGCCATGCCGACCAAGAGGCCGGGACGGAGGACGGTTGTGGTCGAGTTACCCGCATCGCGAGCGGCCCCGCTAATGAGAGCGGGAACGAGGTAATGCCGGTTGAGGTCCCACGGTCCCCAGGTCACTTCAGCTTCGACATTCTCCCGAATGTCCTGGATGCTGGGGAGCAGATTGTAGCCACCGAAATCAAACATGGTTCACCGAGTAATTAGGGGGGTCGAATTTTGGAAAGTATTCTAGCGAGGTCCTGAAAGGAAAGGGAGGCTACTTCTTCTTTCCGTAACCGCCGACGATCTGATTTGACGACTTACCCGACGCGGCAAATTGCAGATCGAGGACAGCATCGGGATCGTAGTCTTCTTCGGTCTCGGTCGGTTCGACCGTGACGCCATCGGCGGAGTCGAGCGAGAAACCGTAACCGGCCGCATCCACGACTGACTTCTTTCCGCCGACCGGCATGGTCCCGTGGGGAAGCGATTCGAATGTTTCGAGGATTTCGTCCAGAGTGCCTTTGAGGTGGTTGCCTTCGGCGTCGAACGAGAAGCGGAGTTCGCCCGGCTTGAGATACCGTTCCGACAATTCCTTGGCCTTCTTCGGGTGAATCTGGCCGTTCTTCACGCACGCCTCAATCCGGTTCTTGTAACCCGTCGCGAGAATCTTGCGGGCAGCGTTCACCGCCGCGGTGTCCTCGTCAGACATTTGGAGAGTGACGGTCGGAGTGGTGTTGGCCTTGGACAACGCGGTGACTTCGGCAGCGGTGTAAGGCTTGCCAGTCTTCGGGTTGATAACCTTGGCATTACCGAGCAAACCAACAGCGAAATCAAGTTCTGCCGACATAGCAATAGGTCCTGGGGGTTCCGATGAATTTTTTCCGGGTTCCCGGAGGTTAGTATTGGCGCCGTCGCTGCTCTCGTTAATTGCCTGAATGGCCCCGAGGACTGTAACGAGCCGTTCGAGAAAGTTCTCGCTGGTCGTATCATCGGGCATAACGATTGGCGGGTCAAGCTGTTTCAGCATCATAATCGCAACTTCAACCGTTGCGGACCCGGCGTTGATCTGGCTATTGCCCCCACTCCCGCTTTCGTCAGCCATGAACAAGTCGGCTTCCGAGAGGGCAATTGCACCGGCAGGGGCGGGTTCCTGGGTGACCACTTCGAACCCGTCGTTGTCCTTAGCGACCGGGTGAGTGACCAGGGCGATATGGGTCAAAGCGTCCTCCCACTTGGTCCCGTCCCCGGCTTCCCAAATTTCCTTCGCTAAAAGACTTACGTCTTTGACGGTAGTATTGAGCTTGTCAACGTCTTCATCCCGGACGTCGGCCAAACCCCACAAGGCCCCGGTCGAGTCGGTCCAGAGCTTGTTCCAAAAACCTGCGTTCTGGTAGGCGTCAACGTCCTTCTTGTCGCCCTTCGCCCGGATGATCGGGATGGCGTTCTCCTCATGCCGCCAAGGGGCGGGGACGTCCAACCCGGCTTCCCGCATTTTCCTGTGGGTTTCGGCCCAATGCTTGATTCGACTCTGGCTCACGTTCACCCGCTTTTTCTTTCCCGGGTTGTTCGGGTCGGGAACCGAGTAGATACCGGGGCGGATGATTCGCTTGCGGATAAGAGCCATGTTAGCTTTCCTGGGTCGAGTGAGAGTACCAAATGGAGCCGCAAATAGAGTAATCGTCGAACTCGCGGCAAACTGCTGACTTCACCCCTGGATGATACTGATCAAAATCATGCCCCGCAATAGTTCCCCCGGGAGCGACCATCGCCTTTGCAAGCCGGATGTCGTGGGTGACCCCGCCCTCTGAATGGTCGGCGTCGATGAAAATCAGGTCGGGAGGGTTGTTGATAAAGAAGTGGAGGATGGGTCGGGAGAGGTGTTTGGAGTCCTCACAAATGAGGTTAATACGTCCTTCGGGCCGGGGCAACTCGCAGGAGTGGAGAACGGAGAGGATGTTACGGTAGGCCCGGCCTAGGTTATGAAGAGGGTCCGGGTGATAATGCTGTGCCCGAGTCTCAGCGTTCCAATCGGCACTCCCCTCAAAGTTGTCGATGCCGAAGTAGACGGACGTCTCAGACCCGCACAACATGGCTGCCGCGGACCGGCCCTTGAAAACTCCTATTTCCAGGATACGAGAGGCAGTCCTTCCGGTATTATGGAGCCAGGTAAGTTCTTCGTCGTTCATCCAACCGTTGATTCGTTTAACTGAATCCATCCACATTTTGATTCTCCTGAAAGGAAAGTCGCATGGCTCTCGACTACACCAACCTCTTCCGCAACATCGGCGTTCTGCTCCGCACGGTCAATTTGTACTACGAATCGGCCCAGGAAGATAGCAACGCTCCGGCATCGGCCACGATCAGCGGGGCGACCCAAGCTAATCCCGGCGTCATTACCGCGACTGCTCACGGTTTCAAATCCGGGGACAGGGTGTTCATTGTCGGCGTCGGCGGGATGACAGAGTTGAACGGAAAGGTTTGGATTGTCGATGTTATCAACGCCAATACCTTCCGCATCTACGCGACCGACGCTGACAGGCTGCCCGATGACCCGCAGGATACGAGCGGCTACACGGCTTTCGCGTCGAACGGTTACGCGGTGAAGGTCGGCGTGTTCGATTTGGAGGAGTTACTTGATTGGGCATATGGGACCATCTCGGTCGGGTTGAACCCGGAGATTCTGACTGATGGTCTGGGGACGTTGTTCAACAGCGTGAAGGATACTCAAGTCGGGACGATCAACGTAGTCGCCGGGCAGATCGACAGGATTTTGAACGACCCGGTTTTGGTGAGGGAAGAGTTAATCGGCCTGTCTCAATCGGCTGGGTTCGAAGAGGTCTTGGAGGAATTGATTGCCGATATGATTGCCGAATCGGAGACGGTATTGAGGAGTACCGTAACGCTCGGGTCGGTGACGGCGAACGCTGGTAACTCCGGTAATGGAACCGTTCTGGTGGATAAGGTACTGGATGGTTTCTCGGCTCCGCATCCGGGTTGGGCTGCCAATCTGGACTACGAGGACTTGGATTCGGAAATCAGCCGGTCGGAGACGATGACGTTGACTTGCACCCAAGACGAGGACAGCGACGGCATTCCACAAGGGGAAGAGGTATTCGTATGGGAAGGCCAACAGATTCAGGTGGATGCGTTCGATTGGCGGACGGAAGGGAGCGGGACGAATGTGAGTGTTCCGAGTCTCGCATCCTACTCGATCATCGCGAACGGCAACTTCGAAGCGTTCGACAGCAACGTGCCGGAATCGTGGGACCTCGACTCGGGTGTGGCCGGGACGAACGTCGTGCAGGAAGGAACCGGGGCGGACGTCTATCGTGGGAGCTACGCTCTCCGCTTCGACGGGGACGGGGCGACAGCGACAATCAAGATTAGTCAGACATTGCCCGCTAATAGCCTCACTCCCGGCCGACGCTATTGTTTGGCTGCGATGGTGAAGGGGACGGCGGCGACAGGGGCGGGGACTCTGACGATTCAGTTTGAGAGTCCAAGCGGGGAGTACACGGCAGGAGGTACCGAGCAGATCGTAATGAACGCCGCGGCCCTCTCGGCCCAAACCACCTACGGGTTGGAATACTTCTACTTCACCATCCCGGCGAAAGTGCCAGCAGATATGGAGTTGGTTATTAAGGTGACCGGCACGCTGACGAACGCCAAGAGCGTTTGGGTCGATTCGCTTTGCTTCGGCCCTGTCCTCTACGGTAATGGAGTTAACGTAGTTGTGATTCCAGGGTCGGACCAATTCACCCGCCGCGACCGATTCTCGTTCACGGTCACCAACAACTACCTGGGCAAGTTCCAAACTTTCTTTGGCAAGCGGTACCGCGTGCAACTGCCGTCGAGTGCGACACCCACGGTTAAGGATGCGTGGGCAGGTTAGAAAATAGCGGGGGCGGATAGGACTCCCGACCGTATCCGCCCCCTATCCTCTCCGACCCCGACGCCGGAGAGTGTACTACATCTTCAAAAGGTAGCGTTGGATTGCTTCTCCAAGGCCTGATTCAGACGGTTCAGGAGGGGGAGCTTCGACAACTTGCATTTCAATCTGGGTTAGTCGTCCTGCCGGGTCACTCGCGTCAACTTCAGCTAGCCAAGTGCTGTTGGACCCATTTACGTTTCGCGTGAACTGAAAGTATGAACCCTCATCGGTTATTGTATAGTTCTGACCTTGTGCGAGTACCGACGCTTGAATGGTTGCGAGGTCGGCATCCCAATTTAAAACTCCGCTCCCAAAGGTCGAAAAAGACCGTCTCAGCCTGTATTTACCAGTGTTTACACTTTCTGAGAGTTTGTTGAGACGAAATGAATGGGGCGTTCCGGCAGTCCCGGCTACTTGGTTGCTTATAACAGGCGACTCGATTAGCCGCATGTCGTTGTCTGTTCCACTTTCAAAATCTCCCGATCTATAAGTAAAATCTTCCGGTTCAGAGTTCTTTAAAACGTCTGATAGAAAATTAACAATAACCGTTTGAGTAGTTCCATCGTTCTCGAAATCAAATTGGAGAGAACCTGAACCAAAACCAAACGAATCGTTATTCGCTTGGGCCGATTCTTCGCTGTCGTCCCATGAAATGGTCGTAGAACCACCAAATCCTTCGTTTAGAAAGAAGCCAAAATGCCCAAAGTTTGGCTGGTGATCGAAAGTAAAGATAAGTCCAGAAAGCATGTTTCAGTCCTTAATAGTGCAGAGGGTAGGGGAGAAGGTAGGGAGAGGATGAGAAGGGGATGGGGGATGCTAGTCTTTTGTGGTCACCTTGACCTGAATCAAGGAAACGTCGGTTGTGACTCGGAGGCGTCGGGCACCAAACGCTTCAACAGGGATGGGGACCGATGTCCCCTCTTCGGCTGGGCGAGTGATAGTGTTGCCGCTTGCGTCTTTGAGTGGGTAGAAGGTGTC